GATTATCATTTAAAGTTACTGCTGGTGCTAATTTATATTATGGATATGGAGTAAATAATGTTCCTATTGAAACTAATATAAAATTAGATATAGATGAATCTCATGATTTTATTACTAAACAAGTATTAAATGTTGGTGATCCTGTTAGAATTTATGGAGCAACTAATATTAAAGAATTAGATATATCTGCTTTTACTCAATATTTATCTACTTTAAATATTAATGAAGTATTTAATGACGTAATAGGTAGTAGATTAGAAAAACTTATATTAGGTATTGCTAATAAACAAAATAATTCTTTAACTGAAATTTCAGGTCTTGCTAAAGCTAATAAATTAAAACATTTAAATATACAAGCATTTAGAGCTTTAACTTCTCTTGATTTAACTAATCAACAAGAATTTGAAGAACTATATGCTATGAATTCTACTCTTACCAGTTTATTACTACCTAGTGGTGCTCCTATTAAATATCTTCAAATTCCTAATACTCTTACTAATTTAAATCTAGAAAATTTAACTAATTTTAATCTAAGTGGTTTAAGTTATAATTATAATAATAATGCTTTAAGAGATTTAATTATTAATAATTGCCCTAATTTTAATTCTTGGACTTTTGTTACTAATTGGAAAACTAATAAAGCAACTCCTGATGCTCAATGTTCTATTACAATAAATAATATTAATTGGCATATAACTACTGAACAGTTAATAAATTTAGGTACTATTAAACAAGCTGGAGGAACTTTAAATCTTAAAGGTAAAATTACTATCCCTACTATAACTGAAAAGAATTATATTACTATTGTTTCTATTTATGGAGAAAATGTATTTGATAAAAATAATGAGTTATTTATTGCTGCTCCTGATTTACTATTTATTGAAGGTCATGATAGTTTTGTTGAAGGTAATGAAGCTAAATATACAGCTAGAGTTATTTCATCTTATGAAGGGATTACTAGCTATGTTTTATTAAATCCTTCTGGTTCAGAAGTTCTTCAATTTACAAGTGGTAGTGCTATTATAAAAATTGATTCAACTACAGGTTTAGTTACAACTACTGAAGGACTAAGTAATAATATAACTTTTAAAGTTAGAGCCAAATATGGATATGGTGTTAATTTAACAATTGCTGATAAAACTGTTAATCTTATTAAAATAATATATCCTAATAACAATACTACTATTACAGGAGAACAAAATTTAAATAAAATACAAGATTATGAATATCAAATAAATTTATTTCCTGATAATGTTAATGGCGATTGGAGTTTAATTGCTAATATTCCTACTATACTTCAAGATTATATAGAACAAAAAGAATTAACTGATAAACAAAAATTAGTTTTAACTGTTAAAAATCTTCCCACAGATATTATTACAGGGAATATAAATGTTATATTTAAAAGTAAATTAGAAAAAACTTTATTTACTAAAATATTATCTATAGCTCTTACTATAGAAGGTGTTATAATGACTTCTGCTAGTAATCCTAGAATATTAAAAATACTTTATGATGCAGGTTTATGTTCTAGTTCTGATTTTATGACAGAAGAAGAAGCTGCTGCTGTAACTAGTATAATTGGTCGTGATGGAGTAAGTATATTTAAAAATAAAAGATTAGATAATAATTTTAATGCGTTTAAATATTTTATTAATATTCCTATATTACCTGAACAATGTTTCAGAGAATCTAGTGAATTAGTTGAAATTACTTTACCCCCACAAATAACTAATATATCAAATGAATGTTTTTATACTATTAGAGATTTTAAAAAAATTAATTTAGATAATATTATTTATATTGGTAATCTTGCTTTTGGTAACACTGGTATTGAAGAAGTTAATTTTAAAAATGTTACTACTATAGAAACTTCTGCATTTGTATTTTGTAGTAAATTAAAAAAAGTCGTATTTAATAAAACTGTTAATTTAAAAAGTACTGTTTTTAAGAACGCTAATAATTTAACTAAAGTTGAATTTATTGGTGATAATAATATTATAGGAGAAAGTTGTTTTGAGTGTGAAAATACTAATATAGGTAAAATAACTGATATAAATTTAGATAAAGTTATAGATATTGGACCACGTGCTTTTAAGAATAATCTCCCTGATGTAGATGTTGTTTTAATTGGAGTTAAATTAAGAGAATTAGCTTTTGCTAATTCATTAATTAGAAGTGTAAATTTAAACACAACTAGTTCTAACGATGCGGCTTTTCAAGATTGTATTAATCTTACTACTGTTACTTTTAATTATCAAAATCTTAAAATAGCTATTGCCTCAAATTTTTTTTCAAATTGTAATAAATTAAATACTATAATTAATGGAGATTGTATAGAATATTTATATAGTTTTTGTTTTAGTAATACAGCTTTTGAGAATATTGATTTTCAAACTATGTTTCCTAATGTTAGCGATATTTCAACGGGTGTATTTAAGGATTGTAATAAATTAAAAACTGTTACTAATTATCCTTTAACTGCTATTAAATCTTATTTATTTCTGAATTGTGAATTATTAAAATCATTTAGTACTAAAGAAAATATAGTTATAACTACAATTAATGACGCGGCTTTTAAAAATTGTACTTCTTTAATTTCTGTGAATACTTTAGGATTAACAGTTTTAGGTAGTAATGCTTTTAATAATTGTATTAATTTTGAACAAGATGTAGATCTTACTAATGTTCTTGAATTTTATGAATCTTCATTTATTAAATGTGGAGGAGATAGAAGTGTATTAACTTTAGGTATAGAAACTAAATTTAATATAGCTACAGCAAGTGATGAGCCTGATTATTTAGCTAATTTAATTATTCCTGACGAAAATCAGCATATTTCATGTGTAGATGGAATAGTTTATAGTAAAATATCTTCTCCAGATAATCTAACTCTTATTAGATATTTACCTGCTAATCCTAGAACAGAATATACTCTACCTGTTGAAGTTAAATTTATTGCAAATTCTAAAAGTGCTTTTATATATGCAAAGAATCTAGTTACATTAGATCTTGATAATTATAATGGATTAGATAATTTTTATATTGATGGAATGGTTAATTTAATTACTTTTAAATTTAAAAGAAGTCCTGTAGCTAATTCTACAAATATGGCAGCTCTTAAATTAACTACTTTAGATACTTCTGATAATTTTATAACTATAAATAATACTTTAAATAATTTAAAGACTCTTAAATATATTAATAAACCTATTGCTACAACTGCTTTTATTAGTAATGGTATTCTTTATGGAACAGCTGTTGAAGAATTACATTTATATAGAACTTGTAGTTATGCTATGTTACAAGGTTTATTAAAACTTAAAAAATTATATGTAGATAAAGCTACAGCTATTAGCGATAGTGATGTAAATTTTGGCGCAGGTCCTACTAGTTATACCGGTTATGAAAATCGTGCTACAGGTGAAAATATTCTATATGTTCCTCAAGGAGCTACAGGTTATGATACTGGTAAATGGTTAGATCCTCTTCAAAATATCGATAAATGCGGATTTACTATTAGTTATACTCTATAATAAATAAAAGATATGTATAAAGATAAAGGACTAGTTTATGCAGATGCTTTTAGATATCTGCATTATAAGAAAGGAAATATTGTCGGTTTTGCTATTCCCGGTAATATTGAAGACTTTGAAGAGAAAGTTGTTACATTAAGTGATCTTAATGTTAAAAACAATATGATTCTATTTAATAGAGATTTACTTGGAGTTATACCTGAAAAACTTACTCATAGTGAAATTAAGAAAAAGATTATTAAATCTCGTTATACTAACGATGATCAAATAGCTGTTATGCTTAATAATAATAGTGAAGAATATACTCGTATGCAGAAATGGAGAGAATTTGCTACTGCTGTTGCTGATAAATTCGATGAAGTTGTTAATGGTGTTGAGGATGCGACTATTGTAGAATAATATCTTGCAGATACCAAATACAAACTATAAATACCTATATTTGGCTTATAAGATACTATCTATTTATTAATAATACTTTATTCTATTACTCGTTTGACTTAAATACGATAGTATCTTAAAAGCCTTATATTGAATCCAAAATATATAATAATTTTATATTCATGGACAAGAAAGTTCAAAATGCACTTGATGCTAAAGAAATTAATGATAAAGCAAGACAGCTTTATATTGAACTAGATAAAGAATATAAAGAAATATTTCCTATTAATTTTATTCACAATATATTTGATAAAGTTACAGGAAATACTCTTACTATTCTATTAGCTAGATATAATCATATTTATATTCCTTATGTCGGTGATAAAGAAACTGCCCGTTTAGCTGTTCCAATGATAATGCGTAGACCGGGTTTATTTATTACTTATATTACATCTATGGCAGAAATTATTACTGAAACTTATATTGGTAATAAAACTGAAACAGATGATGAAGATTGGAAACTTGATGAAAATTGGGCTACTAATATTACTAGCGATAATCTTTCCGATGAATGGATTAAGCCGGGTTCTATTACTCTTGAAATGCTTTCTCAAGAAATACTTGATTTAATAAATGCAGAAGGTCATTTTGAGATAATTAATTATCCTGACGGAGAAGATTTAGAATCTATTAAAGTTCAAGATAATATTCGCGCTCTTAAATTTAAAGATAGAAAAGCTAATAATCTTGGTAGAGGATATATTATTCTTAGAAAGAATCATGATATGGTTCTAACTCAAGATATGTTTAGTCAAGAAAATACTACTTATGAGATTAGATATAACTTTAGTCTAGCCGGAAATGAAGTGAATATCCCTACAGGGAGTTGTTTGCAATTCAATGGTGGCAAGATTGATAATGGTGTTCTTATAGGTAATAGTACTATCATTGCTGATACTAAAGCTGACATTTTTGGTTCTAATCTTAATCTACAAGGAACATTTATTGGAACTGTTAGTCCTCTTAATTTTGGTCTTGAACCTTTGAATCATCTTACTTCTGCTAAATATTTATATGAAACTCATAAAAAAGCGTTAGCTGTGGGTCTTGTTGTTAATTATCTTGGAATATCTAGAATTAACATAGAAATACTTGATAGCTTTCAAAGTATTCCATTAGGAAATTATACTGATTTTAGTAATTGTGAATTTCATATTGTTAATAATAAAAAGAAAGTATATCTATTTACTAGAGGAGGAGAACGTCCTCGTATAGAACTTAATATTAATAAAGATTTACTTAAACGTTTAGATTATACTTCTGTTCCTGAATTACAAAAAGGTAAATTTATTCTTGTTGTACAAGATATGAATGTTTGGTCTAAGCGTCAAATGAGTATTGGGCAAACAGATATTTATCGTTATGATATTATAAGTATCCAAGATGGGTATGCTAGAAATCTTCCTATTTATAATTATGATAGTGAAGATTCTAATCCAAGTTTTTATGCTATAAATGTAGATGAAGATAAATCTCCTATTATTGCTAATGGTAAATTTTATAGAGAAAATTCTACTAAACTTACTAATTTATTTATTGTAGAAAAAATAGATAATCTTACCGTTAAAGATATTTATGTCTATACAGATAAATATACTGCACCAGATGATATAGCTGCTGATAGTACTTTTTATTTTGATAGAGTTACTAATTTGACTTTAGAACGAGTATATCAAATGAATACTTATTCTAAAGCCGCAAGTGCAGCTACTCATGGATATTTTGCTACATTCATGTCTGGATTTAATATTAAACTGCTTAATATTAACGCTAACGATAATGATTGGGGAGTTATTGGAAGTAGATGTTTAAATAAAGTCTTTGTCGATAAATGTAATATTAATAGATTTGATATTCATATTTACGGTAAAGATGTATTTATTAGAGATACTATTATTAATGATAGATTCTGTCAATTTGGTGGAGTATATGGAGATGTAGTATTTGAAGGATGTACTTTTAATGATTGTTTTACTGCTTGTTTATGTGAACAAACTTTTAATTATTATACTCCTTTTAATTTATATTTTAAAAATTGTGAATTAAATAATACTACTTCATTATATAGATGTAGCAATCCTAATATGAATATTGCTCCTATTCGTATTGAACAATCTAAGAAATATCTTCCTAATATTTTTATAGATGGTTTAAGAGTTAATCTTGGATTAGATGAAACATTTGTTATTATATATGGAAATAATAATTGGGCTGCTACTGAATATTATGAAGGTTTTTATGGATTAACTAGATTATATTTTAAGAATTTTGAAGTTAATTATGATCCTAATGATACTAGATTATTTCATAGAATTAATCTTCAATATAATACTTTATATCTTCTTGAATGCCCTCATATTGTTTTAGATAATTGTAAGTTTGGTAAATTTAAATCTGAAAATGATTTAGAAAATATTACTACTTCTCAAACAACAGAAACGCTTAGAGTCGCTAATACTAAACTCCCTGTAGGGAAGAAGGGGAAGTATGTTATTAAAAATAGTCTTATGACTCTTCCTACTAGAGAATATGCTCCTTATGATTTTACTATTGAAGATTCTATAATTATCGCTATGCGCCATAATAGTTTAGAAGAAAATAAATATAATAATTATAGATTTATAAATACTAGAATACATTTTAATAGACAGGATGTTATAAATAATACTACAGCTAATATGGGAGATTATATAGGTTGTGAATTTATATTTTATTCTGCAACTCCTACTTTATATTTTACTGGAAAAGAAGAAAAAGGAGATTTAAATTGTATTAATTGTAAAACTAATAAACAACAATATGGTACTGTATTAGCTGGTAGAACTTTTGTTCCTTATAATGAAGATAATAAAGTTGTTATTGAAAATGAATTTATACATCTTCATATGAATAGGAATACAGACGGTTCTACTGTTTGGACTTTATTAGAACAAGATGTTGCTGATAGTTTAGTTAATATGCCTAAAGAAGCATATAATTATCCTAAAATACTTAATGAAGTTTCTAATAAACTTGTTCAACAACGGGTTAAATATAGTAAAGATGAAGATGCTGAATGGGAAGTAAAACCTGTTGCCGTAGTTTTATCTGGTAATACTGATAATAGACCTAATGCTTTAGTTAATGCAGGTATGACTTATTATGATTATAGTCTTAGACGTTTACTTGTTTGGTCAGGTGAAGTTTGGAGATATGCTAATAGTGGTTATAATGCTAAACATAGAGAACTAGGTACAAGTGCTCAAAGACCTTTACTTACAGAATTAGAAGATAGAGGTTTTCAATATTGGGATACTACTTTAAAGAAACCTATTTGGTGGGATGGAGATAAATGGATAGTTATGGGAGAAGGAGGAGGTAGTGAACCTAGTAGACTTCCTAGTAAAACTGTTACCAAATATGCTTTAACTAATTCTATTAGTACTATACCTCAAATAGATAAAACTAATATTAATCCGGGTCAAGTATGGTCAGATACTATGCCTACTAGAAAAAGTACTAAAGAAATTATTTGGGGTACTCAAGGTATTGTAGATCCTAATGAACCTATATCTCTTGTTGGAGAATGGTCTGAGCCATATAATATTACTGGAGTTGATGGTACTGATGGAGAGCCCGGTAAACCCGGTGAAAATGCTAAAATTCCTGATTGGAAAACTTATATTTATACTTCTTCTGATAGTAAACCTAATAAACCTAATAGTGTAGAACTTATTCCTCCTGGTTGGGTTGATTATCCTACAGATTCTGGTGGACAATGGTGGCAATGTATAGGAGTTGTAAATGGAGAAACTAATAAAGTTAAAGAGTGGTCAGAAGTTCTTCCTCTTAATGGTAAAAATGGTCAAGCACAAGACGGTAAAAAAACAGAATTTAGATTTGCTAAAAATAATTCTTCTATTAATCCGCCTTATTTAGATAAAACGGTAAGAAATCCTTTGGATTGGAATATTAATCCTGTTACTATTACAGAGAGTGAATATTTATGGATGACAGAAGCTACTATTAATCCTGACGATACTCTTGCTACTAATTGGAGTGATCCTGTTAGAATTAGTGGCGAAGTTGGTCCTCCTGGACCTCCGGGAGAACAAGGAGATCCGGGTCCTCAAGGAGTTACTCCTAATTGGAAGACTTATGTGTATCAAGAATTAGCTACTAAACCTAGTAAACCTACTGGTACTACACCAGATGCTCCCGGTGGTAATTGGATTGATTATCCAACAGGAGATGGTACTTGGTGGCAATGTATTGGTGAAGTTAACGGTCAAACTAATAGAATCATATCTTGGAGTGATGTAATTCCATTGAATGGTAAAGATGGAATTGGGCAAGATGGAAAATATACTGAATTTAGATTTTGTGTAAATACTACTCCTAATACTTATCCTACTATTAATAGAGGAAGTAGAGAACCTGATGGTTGGACAATAACTGTTCCTGAAATTACTACTGGACAATATTTATGGATGACAAATGCTGTTATTAAACCAGATAATAGTTTGGAAGGAACTTGGTCTTTACCTGTTAGAATTAATGGTGAAGATGGTCAAGATGGAAGTATTGGAGCTAAAGGTCCTATTGTTTATCCTGCAGGTGTTTATGAATTAAATAAAACTTATACTAATGATGGACGTTCTACTCCTTATGTATTAGACCAATCAGATGGTAAGTATTATATACTTAATGGTCAAATAAGTTGGAAAGGTACTGAACATGGAAATAGAACTCCTAGTCAAGATTATGCTGAATCTCAAGGAGCAAATTGGTTACAAGCTGAACAATTTGAAACTATATTTGCTAAAGTTGCTGTTATTGCTAATGGACTTATAGGTAGTGCTGTATTCAATGGCAATTTCATGTTTAGTCAACAAGGTAAAAATGCTGCTGGTAATGATACTGTTGACTATCAGAATTTTAATCCTGCAGATCCTTACGCTTCTACTAATACATTTAAACCTAATGTATGTATTAATTTTCTTACCGGAGAAATGTGGTTAGGTGCTGGAAATATTTATTTTGCTAAAGATGGCAGCGGTTATCTTGCTAAGAATAATTTTTCTATTGATGCAAGTGGAAATATTGTAATGAAAGGTATATTGGAAGCTGATTATGTAAAACATAAAGTTCTATATACTTTAGACCCAGTTACTGAACAATATTTGCCTGCTGTTTATACTCATGATTTTAAAAATGGAGATTATCTTTATGTAAATGATGTAGGTAATATTGATTATCAAAGTTTTATACTTCCTCCTCCTGAAGATTGGCCTGGTGCTACTCTTAGTGTTATTGTTGCTCCTATTATGAGTAGAACTTATGTCAATCGTTCTATTAAATTTAGATGTAAAAATAAAGCAGGTTATGATATTGGATTTTTATATCCTGAATATGAACCTTTATCAACTCCTAGCACTTATTTATTTTTAGATAGTTCTACTGAAAATAAATTTGGTAAAATTACTTTTACTTCTTATGGTAAAGGATGGTTTGTTGATGGTGCAAATTCTGCTTGGTTTACAAATAGTTAAATAAATATTATGGAATATATAAGTAAAATTGTTGATCAATTAATTGCAAATTTTGATTTTGCATATATGATTATTGTTAATCTTCTAACTTATTTTATTATTAAGTTTATAGATTACATAAATGGTGATAAAAATGTTTCTACTTTGGTTAAAAGAATAGTACTTGTTGTATGTATTATAATATGTGCTATTATTTATAAACTATTTACTGAAATAAATGTTCAAGTTCTTATTAATTCAAGTATTCTTGCTCCTGTATTTTGGAGTTGGATTCTTAGACCTATTTTTGTTAAGTTTGGTATTGGATATAAGAAATTTGATGAGTACTTAAAATGAATATAATTCGATAAATAATTTTGCTTTTATTGAATTAATTACTATATTAGCATTTTAATAAGTAATACAAACTAAAACTAAAGAGTTATGAGTGACAGAAGACCAAGACGTGGTACAGGTAGTGCTGGACCTAAGAAACCTAATCCTCCTAGTGGTAGAAGCCAATATTCGGCTGGAGGTTCTACTAAAATTAATACTAATACTAAGAAAGGAAAATAATATTCTGATGAAGAAATTATTCCTTATATTAATGAAATACATACCTATCATACAAATGGTAGGTATGTTATTTAATAATACAATGTATTATTATGAGAATGTTTATAGTATAAGTTATATTTTAGATTATCTTATTGGAAACTCTTTAATAACTACTGCTCTTCTATTTGTTTGTAGTTATATATTTGGTTTTTGTAAATGGTATCGTCTTATAATTTTAGCTAATATTGTAAATATAACTATTGCTAATATAGATGCTTTATGGCAACTTCCTATATCAGATGTTCAATTACTTGCTTCTTATTATGTTACTTGTTCTATTTTTATTATAATAGGTGTATATTCTCATGTTAACAAAAAAAAACAATGAAATTGAAATTACAAGTATTAAAATCATTATTACTAGAAACCATTGCTAATATAGATGCTGGAAATAGTAATCGTAGTGAAGAAGAATTAGAAGAAATTATTCAAGTTCTTACTAAATTAAACAGAGGTATTCATAGAATAAGTAAAGCATATGCTTGCGAACATATACTTTATTGTAGTCCATCTACGTTTGATAATTATATAAAATTAGGAATTATTCCTAAAGGTCGTAAGGAATATGGATTTAAAGAACTTTCTTGGAGAGAATCTGATTTTGATGAAGCTACTATGCTTAAAGTTCGTAAATATAAAAATAAACAAGGTATTATATAAATAAGATTATCTACCTAGGATAAATCATTGGAAAATACACGATTACATAAATATTTGTAATCGTGTATTTTCTTTTATGAATATTGCTCATCTTTGTAATTGTAGAAATACAATTTATTTAACTATTTAATTTATTAAAGTTATGATGTTAGTTGACAAAGAATCCGGAAAGGGTTATGTTCAAATGGAAGAGTCTGAACATAAAGATGACAAGTATGCTAGCAAAGGAGTTGCTGGTACTGCTCTTGGTCTAGGTATTGCTGGTACTGCACTTTGGTTACTGAATGGCGGTCTTGGTGGATGCGGAAATGGTATATTAGGTTTAGGTCGTAATTGTGGAAACAATATTGCTACCGAAGCTGCTATTGCTGCTGAAGCCGCAGATACTCGTTACGTTGAAAGAAAAGAGTGTGAAGATTTTGTTACTCTTGTAAATGGAATGTGGCAAAAATCTTATGATGCTCAAAAAGAACGTTTTGCTGATCGTCAAGTTATTAATCAAGAGATGTTCGGAATTTATTCTGCAATGAGAAATGGCTTTGATATTATCAATGCAAATGCAAATAAAAATGCTTTTGACTTGTATAAATATTCTCGTGATAGCAAAGATGAACTTGCTGGTGAAATTGGAGCATTGCGTACTGAATTAGCTATTTTGAAAGCTACTAAACCTTATGAAAATGCTTTGATTCAATGCGATATTCGTCGTGTTGCTGAACATGCAGAATTCAATTTGTTCCGTAGAACTTGTAGAATGATTCAAGGTGAACTTGTTTTACCTAATACTCCTACTGTTACCGGTTATCCTAGTTACAGCCCGTGTTCTTGTCCTGCTGCAACTTCAACTCCTGCGGCATAGTTTTAATTACAATTATAGAGTAGGAGTTCTTCCTACTCTATTTATTTTTTAAAAACAAACTATTATGTTACCACCCCAATATCAATTTAATCTAGGAGGACAAGATCCTCTTTTGTCTAATGTAGGTGCGGATAATTATTATAGAAATATTGATGCTGAAATACAAAAGCTAAATGAATATAAACAATATCTTGCACAAAATGGACAACAACCGATAAAACAAAATTCCCTGTGGGAGGATGTTGATAAAGAAATTGCATCTTTAAATGATGACCAAAAGTCTATTATAGCTAAAGATGAAAATTATATTGCAATTGAAAGAGAACTTCAATATATTATTCAAGAAGAATTAATAAATTCTGTTAAAGGAAAAGTAGCTAGTACTAAACGTGGAAAAGAATTATTAGAAGCTCAATTAAAATATATTAGGGATAATAAAGCTAAAATAGCTGAAGAATCTAAAAGAGAAATAGAACTTTTTAAAGCGTTCCAAAATGCTGTTCAAGCTAATCCTAATTTAACTTATGCAGAGTTCGTAAAACAAATAAATAACAAGTAGTTATGGTTGAAAGAAAAGTTATAATCGAAAAGATAATTACATTTGCTGAAAATAAGATTTCTCAAATGTCTGCTAATAATCCTATGATATTATTAGCTCGTCCAATAATAGCTAAAGCTGTTAATAAACAAGTAGCAAAACTAGATGGTATCCTTAAAATGATACAAGAAGAAGATGGAACTGTAGATGTTGAAGGTATTATGAATGATGTTATTGATAATCTATTAGTTGCAAAAGTTAAGCAATATCCTGATGTATTTGGAGGTTTAGAAATTGGTAATGGTAGCATTAAAGTTGGTATTCCTTTTATAAATAAATCTGTAGTATTTGATACTAATGATATTGAAGAATTTAAGAATAGTATAATAAAATAATATTATGCATCATTATAAAGAAATTATTAATAGTTATAATCTAACTAACATATCTAATAAAGAATTGTTAGAAGCGATTAATTGTTTTCATGGAGTTTTTGATTATGTTGAAGATAAAGATAAACATTTATTTTGGCATACTATTAGAAAGTTTCATGAACATATTAAAGGTAAACATTTTGATGAGATGTTTGCTGAGTATCAAGTTAGTCATATGTATCATACTAAAAAAGATGGTACTGTATGTAGAGGAGAAGTATTTACTATTGAACAAGCCAAACAAGTATATGAACGTTATGTTCGTAATATAAATCCTAGTTATACTTATTGGGATGTTTATGTTGCTTTAAATGCACAATATCATGATTATGCTAAACTATATCAAGAATGGTTTGATCGTGATGCTAAAGATATTCTTAAAGATAAAGTAATTCAAGCTGCAATTATTTTCTGGTTCCAAGACGAAGATGCAGGAGAAGGTAAAGTTTGGAATTATTTTAAAGATATGGATTGAGTTTTAGTAGTAGTTTGTTCCGCGGGAATATGTCGTAATGGATATATTCCCGCTTTTTATTTCTATAAATTTTTTATCATATATCATTGATATATCGAATAAAAAGTTTATATTTGAAAAATCAATAATGATAATACAGTTATTATTGCTAATATTAATCCTATGAGTAGTATTAATCAACTAGTTTCAGAAATAGCTCATAGTGTACAGCAAGCTGATAGTATTCCTGTACGTAGAGCTATTAAACTTGGTATAATTCATGCTCGTAATGAAGTTATACGTAAAAGTTATACTAATAATCATGTTACTGATAAAGTTCTTCAACAAAGATTTAGACTTACTCTTGTTAATGTTCCAGATGGAGATTTAGCTGGAACTGAAGATATTGCTCTTACTCAAGTTAAAAGAACTAAACAAAAAGTTCCTCGTCCTACAAGACTTACCAGAGGTCTTCCTTTTCATTCTGTTCGTACTGCAGGTGTTGTTAATCCTATAGAGATTCCTTTTGTTAAAGAAGCTGGTTCTAAATTTTATTCTCATTTGCCGGGAATGAATTGTATTCCTACATATGATTATATAAATGAATATATTTATATAGATACTACTAAAAATGAAAAGTTTAATTCTATTGGAAGTATTATTATAGAATCTATATTTGAATATCCTTTTATAATTCAAACTGAAACTGTAGAAGGTAAATTAAATATAGATGATATAGATGATGATAATGAATTTCTACTTCCGGAAGATATGATTAATGCTGTTAAGAAAGTTTTCTTTGAAACTTTTAATCCTGAAGTTGTAAGACAAACTAATGAAATACCTAATCCTAATCTTGTAAAATAAAATTTATTTATGACTCCTGATATAGATATAAAAGGTTATTATCTTCAATTTATATATGATGCTAAAACTGATATAGCTGAATATAATAAAAGTTTAGATGAAAACAAGAAGATAAAAGAAAAACTACGTGATTATTTAGAAATTAATATAGATACTATTGTAAATAAATTAAATATTGATTTATATAAATATACTAAAGAATGGAATGAAGGTGTATATAATCCTAGTGTAGGTTTATATAATGAAGCCTTAAAAAGATTTCGTACTAATTCTAATAGTAATAATAGAAATATTATTGCTCAAATAATTAAATATTGTCATTCTCTTAAAAATGAATATAAGTATAATAAACTTATAAATATTGCTAACAAAAGAACAAAAATTACTTTTAAGGAATATCGTAATTATGTTTCTGATTATTATACTAAAGTTCATCAAACTGTATTAGAAGGTATGGGTTATACTTTTACCAATGGTATTGGAACATATCTTATTAATTATTGGAAGGTTCCTAAAAACTCTAAAAATAAAGGTAAGAAAATAGATTTTAAAGCTACTCTTGCTAAGAAAAAAGAACTTATTGAAAAAGGAATAAAATTATATGATGATAAAGAAGCTGCTTGGTATAAAGCTAGAAATATTCCTTATGATGCAGTTGATTATAGAGTTTATATAGATAAACCTTATTATTACGAATTTACTTTTATTAATTCTAAACTATTTAGTAATTATAGTCTTGAGTATGAACGCATAGAATATATAAATAAAAAGTTTAGAGGTATGGGTTATGAAAAAGTTGCTGATACTATTTGTCATACATTAGAAGATATATATAATTTACAAGTAGATTTAAAAGTAAAACTTAATATTCTTCTTTATAAAGATCCTACTAAATATCTAAATTTTGTTAGAAATGTTGAACAATACAAGTACAAATATAGAAAGAATAATAGCCAAGATTGACAATGATTTTAATCCTGATAACAGTGATTGGATTCCTAGAGTCGCAGCTTGGACTATTGATGCAATGCAACAACTTTCTGTTCTTAAGAAAGATAAAAAGATTAAGAAGATTAAAGTTAATGAAAGACTTGCTTATACTGGATGTAATGTTGAAGATGCTGATTTAAAAGTATATGATACTAATGGTTGTGAGATTGAAAAAGCTGTAAAAGGTAATAATTGCTGTAATGCTCTCCCTACAGGGGGTTTGAGGAGCGAAGCGACGAGTGTCAATCTTACTCCTAATACAATAGACATTATCGATAATGAAAATGCTAAATCTGCTCCTGATTATACTTTAGCTGAAACTGTTAATGCTAAAGATTATCCGGATAGATATAATGTTCGTGAATTTAAATATGGACGAACAAGAAAAAGAAATTATGTTCTTATAGATTGCGATAAAATAGAACTTAATTTTGATACAGATTATATTACTATTTCTTATTTAGGATTACGTATGCAATATAGTGATATGTATGGATGTGAACTTCCAGTTGTTCCTAATAATGGTATTCTTATTGAAGCTATAGTTAATTACTGTATGTATAAAATGTTATGTAGAGGATTACAACATCCAGTTATGAATCTACAAGCAAGTCAATATGGTACTAATCCTTATTATACTTGGACTATTCTTAAAAGAGATGCTAAACGTAGTATTATACTAGATGCACAAGGGGAAGTGATAGATGATGGCGGGCAATGGCGTAACGGTTTCTACAATTATACGTTCAATCCACGAGGATAGAACGATTTTTATTGTATAGACATATAATAACTCATTCATAAATGAAAGTGTCTTAAATGGTCTATATTAAAGTCGAAATAATTAATAATATTATATTTTAAATGAATATAGTACCTAAACTTAGTCTTAATAAACATCCAAAAGATTGCGATAATCTATCTTTTGTTAATGCCTTAAATGTAAAAATTAGTAATGATGAAAGCTGTGTTACTAATGAAGAAGGTATTAAGGCTAACAAGTTTATTAGAAATTATCTTACTAATTATTATAATGAGAATTATAAAATTGTAGGTATTATTTCATGTAACGAAGAACTTGTTATTATTACTATAGCTGAAAGTAAACAATCTAATGCTACTATATTTAGATATATAGAAAGTGGAGTAAATACTTCACAAGATATGAAGGTTGCATATACTAATCTTAAATATTCTAATGGTGAAATAAAAGGAACGTTTACTTATAATGTTGAAGGAAGTTTAATTATTGCTATAGCTGAATCTAAAGCTACAGAAGATGTTCCATTAAGAACTATTAACTTAGGTAAGTTTGATGATGAAGAAGTTTATAGTGATAAAAATCTTCCAAACAATAGTATTTCTATTATTCCCGAAATAAGACTTCCATTTATTTCTAATCATAATTATACTAAAGGGAATTGTTATAAAGGATGGTGGCACTTTTTCTTACGTTTTAAAATAAGTGACAATAATTATACTCAATGGTATAATTTTGGTTATCCTGTATTTGTAGATAGTGTTGATCCTCAAAATATTATTAGATATTGTTATGGTACTAATTTTGCTTTAAAAGGAGGAGAATTTAAACCGGGTGATGCTTTAAATCAATCTATAGGAAGATATAAAGCTAGAAGCGGTTTTATTGTTGGATGTGCTGACGCATTTAGTGATACAACTGATATAGCTAATTCTACAATACAATTAGATATTAATATTCCTAGTGAAAATAAAACTAATGGTTTTACTAAATTTCAATTAGGATTTATCTGTGGTTCTAAATCTTATACTAAAGCATTTAAATCAAATGATATTGATATAGAAAATACTATAAATTATATTATAAATCTTTCTAATATTTCTGAATATAATGTGAATGATCTTATTACAAGTTATACTAATTATTTTAATGTAGGCAATATAGTTAATTATAATAATAGACTTTATATTTCTAATTATAAAGAAACTAATATTAATGTAGACTTAACTGAATATACTAAAAATATTAAAGTTAATCCTAGTATTAATAAATTTCAGACTAATGATTTAATGTATAGTATTCCATTGCTTAATACAATGGATCGTCCTTTATATGGTAATGAAATGGGTAGTAGTGAAGATAATACTTTATCTTATACTCAATCTAACCAATATGATTCTCCTTTTTCTATGGCTGTTAATTTAGCTAAATATCTTAATATAAAAGAAAATACTTCTATAACTGTATCTAATTACGCAGGTAAAACTCAAACAGGTTATGCTTCTGATTTTTGGATTATACCTATTCCTACTAATGGACAATATATTTATCCTGCATTATGCGGAGTATGGAAAGGATATTATCCTGCTATGCCTCCTAATGTAAATGATATTATTACAGGTTCTATTTATATTAATATTAATGATGATTCTCAAGATAAATCTACTATATCTTTAGTCAGCGCTCAACTTTGTTATATAGTTAGATATGAATATATAAATACTAAGAATAGTTTTGAAGAACGTTGTAAAAATACTACTTTAATTCCTGGAGAAATATATAATTTCTTTGTTCATTATGTTGATAAATATGGAAATGCTACTAACGGTATAAGAATAGATAATAATGCTAAAGTATTAGTAGGAACTCAAGAAGTTATACCTATCCCTTTTACTGATTCTGTAGGAACACAATATTATGCAGCTGCCAATATAGATAGTAATGTTACTAATGGAACTTCTTTAAATGGTATAATGGGATATTATAGAAATATAATAAGTAATGTTGATGGGACGTATAGTATGGATGGAAGTGTCAATATGACTTCTGCATTTAATTCTTTCTATAAATCTTTTATTGATAATAAATATGCTAAATTTAAATGGTATCAAATAGCTAATGTTATAGATTGTAGATTTGGGGTATTTATTAATAATAACGGAGAACGTTTGTTTAAAGTTCCTGAACTTATTCAACATAATCATTATGCTACTTCTATTGATAATGGTCGTATATATGAATATAATTTTATAAAACCTAGCTTTAGTAATATTCAAATACCCGATGGCTATGTAGGTTATTTTATATCTTATGAAAAATTTGAATCTATTAAACGTGCTACTGGTTTATTAACTAGAGCCGATTCTATGCTTAATTATAAATATGAAGGCTCTAATAGAACTGTAAGTAAAGCTGTAGCTAATACTGGAAAATCAAATACTATGATGTTTTTTAGTGATGTATTTGATATTGCTGATTCTATTAAATTAGATTTTTCTGTACTTAATATAGAAAGTATTTATATACAAGGAGATTCTAATTATAATATGTTTACTGGTGAAGATATAAAATCATACGATGGTTTTATGCGTTCAGATGCTGTTAAGTTTCCTTATGAAAATAATAAACCTCAAGTAGCTGCTTGCAATACTTCTAAATATATGAAAACTTTTGCTATGCCAAATTATAAACTTGGTGTAGGAGATTCAGCAAAAGATGAACGTGTTGGAAAAGGAACAGGTATTATTATAGATGATTCTTATAACTTATTTAATGCTGGTAACAATGTTAGTATTAAAATGTATCGGGCTACATTAATTAATGCCAATAGAAATATATATACTTCAAATAGTAAAACATTAATAAGACTTACAGATATTATATATATTAATTCGTTTACAGTAAATGAAGGACTTAATGGTCATTTAACTTATAATAATTTTTTAGTATATAACGATAATGGAGTTTCATTTAATGATACTGATAAAAAGGCTTTAAACATAACTACTAATAAAGAATATTATCCTTTTATAAGCGAAAATGATGATAATGAAGTTAGTGCTGATAAAATTCATTATGGTCAAATAAATGTTCCATTTGTTGGATATATTCAAATGCCTATTATTGATTCTTATATGCATGAAAGTAAATGTTTTAATAATGCTCCTGCAAATATAATTTATCCTATACAACAATGCTTTGATAACGCTAGTGCTAAAAAAGGAATACTATATAACGGTTTAGGTGTAGGATGTTTTGTTACTCCAGCAAATAGTGTAGATTTGTTTCAAAATAGACAAGGAAATCAAGATGATTTTAATCCTAAAACTTATACTAATTATAGAGAAGATCTGTTAGCTTTAGATAGATTTGATAAAACTGTTCGTCGTAGCGATATTATACAAGACGAATCGAGAGATAATGCTTGGCGTAGATTTCCTCTTGAAGGTTATAAAAATATTACCGAAAATAAAGGAAATATAACTAATCTTATTGGAATTGGCACAATGTTTCTTGTTCATACTGAACATAGTTTGTTTATGTTTGATGTAAATAATTCTCTTAAAACTGAAGATAAAGATATTCAATTATATCAACCTGATATATTTGATGTTAATTATAAAGAAGTATTTACTTCTGAATTTGGTTTTGGAGGTTTACAAGATGATAAAGCGTTTACCATTGATCAATTTGGTTATATATTTTATAATGATGATTTTAATAGGTTTTATCAATTTGATAACGGTCAACTTGCTCCTATTGATAATGATATTATAGAATGGCTTAATGTTTATAAACCTTTTAAAGTTAGATTTGCTAATGATAAATTTAATAATAGACTTCTTATTAAATTAGATTTTGTTGTTAATAATAAAGTAGTTTCTGATGTATTTGGATATAATTATAATACTAAGAATTTTGTTAGTCGTCATAGTTATTATTTTGAACAAGCATTTAATACTAAAACAAATCTTTATTTAAAGAGTGATAATGAATTTGGAAATAGGTCATTACATCAGTTTGTTAAAGAAAGTGCTTCATATGGTATTTATGATAACATTAAACAAAGTATAGATACTGAAGTTTTATGCCCTTCTTATATAGATATTATTTTAAATGTAGAATATAGTTATATTAAGTTTATTGAATTTATTACGTATAAACTAAGTAAAGTTCGTATTCCACGTACTTTAGACCAAGTTTATTCCCCTGTAGAGGGATTGGTTACTCCTTGGTCTGGCGATTATCTGTCTGTTTATAATAATTTAGTAAATACAGGAGAACTTAATATTAATATTTCTACAGAAGATGCTAAAAATGTTTTTGCTAATTTTGATAAACCTTATTGGGAATTAGGTAATTGGAATTTTAGTTATCTTCGGAATAAAATAAGTGAAATTAATACTGGTATTAGAGATGATTCTATGAGTAGAATATTTGGAAATTATTTTATTATTAAATTTAAGTTTACTAATAATGATAATCTTCTTATTGAATTTGAAGATTTAGGATTTAATGTGACAAAAGATAAACGTATATGAAAACTAAAAATGATAGAAATAAAGCATTTCTTGGTGCTGTTATTGGTGGTGCCGCTAGTATAATTGGTGGGGCTATAAGTAAAAGAAAACAACGTAAAGCACAAGAAGAAATGTATAGAATCCAGCAAGACGAACGTAATAGACAAGATAATGTTCAGAAAGCTGCTGCTCTTAGTTCAACATATGCTAATCAAGAATATGTTGATGAATATAAAAATAAAGTTACTCTTAAAGCCGGTGGTAAACAATTTATTGATAGAGATAAATACAATAAAAGATTTAAATGTGGAGGTAGAAAAAAAGCTTTTATTGGTGCTATAGTTCAAGCTGCTAAAGATAGTCAACAAGATATGTCTGCTTTAACACAAGGAACTATGAATGGTTTAAATGCTGCTATTAATGGTCCTGATGCTCCTACTATTCAAATGCCTCAAGTTCAAACTCCTAATGTTCCAACTGCTGCATCTACTGCTGATAAAGCTAATAGAGAAAAACAAAATCCTATAATGAAAGCACAACCTTCTCTTACTGATCCTAAATTACAATCTGTAGATCCTTTAAGTACTGTTACTCTTAAACGTTTAGGAGGTAAGAAAAGAAAGAAAGCTATGATCGGTGCTGATATAGGTTCTGCTATACAAGGTGTTGGAAGTCTTATAGGAGCTGCTACTCAAAAAGTTAGACTTCCTAAACAAATTAAAGGTTCTGATGGTTATATAAGTCAACCTGCAAAACAAACTCTTTCTCAAACTGATTATCAGTTAGATATTAATGGAAATCCTATTAATAGCATTGATGCTAATAATCTTACTACTCCATTGACTAAGCAAGGGATTGATGAGGCTAGATATGGCAAACGAAAGCTAAAACGTAAATAGAAAGCTATTTTTAGCTATATGATTAAAACGGATACCGAAATAAACCTTTTAATCGACTAATAATATGAAGGCTTATATGAAGCTGTATTGAAGTCAAAATATTTAATATTTATATGAAAAAGAAGGTTATTAAACCAAACATTGAACAAGGCGGAAAAGCTGTTCCACTTGGTAATAATTATTATTATATGAAAGGACGTAAACATAGTGCTGGAGGTATAGATGTAGGAAAAGATTTAGAAGTTGAAGATGGTGAAATTATGCATCTTACTCCGAAAGAAGTTAAAGTGTTTAGTTCTGTGCCTTTTCTTAATGGTGAATCACCGGCACAAAAAGTATTAGGTGGAGAAAATCCTAATCAAGTTTTTCAAGAACAAGAAAACTTTAAAGATATGAATAGAATTAAAGATGATGGTACTAAATATTTACGTGGAGGTAAAAAACGTAAAGCGTTAGGTGGAGATGATAGATTGAAAAGAAGAACTAATATTCAACCTAAAACTCCTATTACTCGTATTAGTAGAAAAACAGAAGAAGATACAAGACTAGAAAATAGAACTAATATTCAACCAGGTAATACTAATACTAAAAAATGGAAAGAAGAACTTATTACTAAACCTACAAGTGAAATTTCTCCTATAACTAATAGACCTATTGAACTTAATATTAGTGGTAAACAAAAACTTGTTTATAAACCTAATACTTCAAAAGCTATTAGAAGTGTATCTGAAACTAATAATGCTCCCTCTACAGGGAAGGTAGAAAGAACAAGTCCGGTTAGTATTCAGCCTAGTCTTTCTAGTTCTCCATTGACTGGCGTTCAAGGTGATACTGGTTTTACTATAAATGATAATACTAAAGAAGTTACTTCTATTAGAGGACAAATAAATATTGGCGATAGAGCAAGAAATGCTGGAAATAGATTATTAAATAGTATTGAAGATAATCCAAATATTATGACAGATGCTATTGGTGCAGGTTCTAATATTATTGGAGCTATTATGTCTAGAAATGCTAATAGAAGTATGCTAAATAAACTTAAATATAATAATGCTCCTACAGCTAGACAAGCTGCAAAACTTAAAACTAGAATTAATATTAATCCTCAATTAGATAAGATGAGAGAAACTCTTGCTACTTATGAGAGGGATGTTGACGCTAATACTGCTAGTTCTAGAACAGCTTTAGCTAGAAAACAAAGAGGTCGTGTTGCTAATATGGCTCAGACTAATGAGATTTATGGAGCTAAAGAAAATGCTGAAACTCAATTAATAAATCAAGATAAACTTAATCAACAACAAGTTGCTGATAGAAATATTACTGAATATAACCAATGGGCTGAAAGAAAAGCTGCTTTTGATAATGCTGTAAGAGAAAAACGTTCTGAGAATGATGTTGCATTTATTGAAACACTTAATTCAGGTGTTCAAGATTTGATTGCTCGTGGAGAATTAAGAAAGAAAGAAGATATAGATCATTTACTTATGGCAATATCTAATCCTAATGCAGTTGAAGTTATGAGAAATTCTGGTATTAAAATGCCTAGAGCTTTACGTAAAAAAGGTGTAACTACTAAAAAGAAATGATATATTGAAGTATGAAAACTTTTAATCCTATAAATAGACCGATACAACCTAGTTATACATTAGATGTTTTAGCTAAGAGTTATAATACATTAGAACAAGGTCATAAAGAAGCTGTTAAAGCTGCATCAGATCTTGAAGTTGCTATGGCTAATTTAGATTTAAATGAAGCTGAATCTGAATGGCGTCAAAGTAAGATAAATGAAATTAGGCAAACTGTAGATGAAAATACAGTTTATGGTAATGCTTATACAGCTTTAGATGATATTATTAAAAAAGCTGGAAATATAGCTTCAGACCAAGGTATGATTGGTCGTCTTAAAGCACAACAAGATTATAAGACTTTTAGAGATCAATTAGATAAACGTACTGATATTCCTGAAGATTATAAAGAATATTATAGAGAACTTAATCCTTATAAATATCAAGATCAATTTAATAAAGAAGGTCAAATTATTGGTGGAACTAAATGGGAACCTTCAACTAGACCTGTTTCTACTGTTCCATTAGATAAAATACTTAGTCAAGGTTTATCTTGGGCAGCTAAAGAAGCTGGCGGTAGCGACCAAACTAGATGGTTAGATGCAAATGGAAATATAACTAATGATATTTCTAAATCTGTTACAGGAGAATTTTTCGATACTAGAACTAATAGTTGGCAAAGACTTAGCAAAGAAAAACTTGCTGCAGGAGTTCAAGCTGCTATTGAAGCTACTCCGGGAGCAAAAGCTAGTCTTGAACAAGATTATAATATTGCTAAATGGAAATATAATAAAAATGGAGAAGTTAATCCAGATATAACAGATAAAAATGGTGTACTTCTTACTCCAAATGAATATATTCAAAAACGTATTGATCCATTCTATAAAGCTGCTACTTATTATAATCAAAATGATAGTACTAAATATGGAGATGCTTGGAAAGCACAATTAGCTATGGCTAATAAAATGGCTGCACAAGGAGGAAATTTTATTAAACAATCTGATATTCTACAAACTGTTACTAATCCAGTTCGTATGGATAATTTTATGCCTACTCAAGCACAAGCTGAAATTACTTCTAATAAACAAAGTTTAGCTAATATTATTAAAACATATAATCCTGATGCAGAATTTGATTTAGATAATTCTACGCAAGAAAGTATTAGAAAACTTATTGAAGATAATATTTCTAATCCTGAAGATAGACTTGTTGCAATACAAAATTTAGAAACTATTGCAGATAATCAAGAATATCTTGAAAGTGTTAAAGAAGGAAGTGATCCGGATGATGCTAAAGGATTTGATGCTTATAATGCTGTAATAAGTATGAGTGATTTACCATTAGATAATGAATATTCTACAAGAGTTTCTTCTTTTATCAATGGTGCATTTAGAGGTAATTCTGCTGTTAGAGGTTATGTGAATGAAGAACAGTATGATGAAATTATTATGGCATTAGGTGGAGAAAGACAAGCTGAATCTTTAGGATTTGTTCTTGGTTCTAAGAATGGAAAAAAATATATTGAAATACCTAAAAATTCTGATAAAGCATTATATAGTTATGCTACAGCATTTAAAAATGTTGGTGCTTTAGGTAGATGGTCTGGAACAGATACTAATTTTGTTACCGTCGATGATAATGGTAATGAATTAGAAGATATTAGTTCCCCTGTAGGAAGAGGAGGAATATATAATCCTATTGATGATAGTCTTCTTGCTCCTAAAGGATTTAAAACTAATATTAAAAGAGTACTTGATGATTATGTAGATTATGTAGGTAAACTTAAAATCAAAAACGATAATGTACTTAAAGGAGGTAAAATTACTCTAGGACAACAAGTTGTTAATCAAGCTACTCCTGCTGTTGCTGAAGCTGCATTTATGATGAAAGCTAATCCTAGTGAAGCTGGTAAATATTCAGCTTTATATAAACTTGAAAATGAAGAAGCTGTTAAAGGTATTAGAGGTATAGATCTAACACAAACAGGAGCTATGGTTGTTGGAGAAAATAATACTTTTGAAAAAGTTACTAGCGATGAAGCTAAGAAATTTACTGCTTTATTGAGAAGTGTCAAAGATAATGAAATGACTATTAGCGCAGTTCAAGATCCTCAAACTGGTATTTGGAGTCCTTTAATTACATTACATGGAGTATATGATGCTGAAGGTAAAGAAAAAAGACAAGCTGTTACTTTATATGCTCCCGGAGGTTTTGATAGTGCTGTAGTTCAAAGTTGGAATCAAGATAGTGAATTTAGAGCTAAAAATGATGTAAACATTTATTCAGCTACTAATAGAAATTTAAATATTACTAATAGTAGATCTTTTGCTAATATAGATAAATTAATATTACAACCTTCCGGTAATGGTTTTGAAGTATTTAATAAAACAGATAATAAGAAAATTGGATTAGTAGATAAAACTACTGCTGTAGAATTAAGAGATGCTTATTATCGTTGGAATGATACTTATAACGCTGTTAAATCAGGAGTACAAGGTATAGATATGAATTCTGTTGCTTCTATTGCTGTAGATGTAGCTAGAGCTTTATCTCGTGCTAATAATGATAATAATGTAGAATATTATTATCAACAACTAATGCTAAATTTAACAAGATAAAATTATGGATGTACTTAAATTTTTAAAAGAAGGTAATGTAAGTGCTAATCCTGATTATAAATCTAAAACTAAAAAGGGGGCTTTAGAGCCTCCTTATCTTGTTGATTATAATCCGGGTTCTACTATTAGCGATAGAGGTAGAAGTAGTATTGCAAAAACTGCCGCAAGAAATATGTATAATCTTAATCAATATGATATTGATAAATATGCTGATTATAATGTTTATGTAAATCCTAATCAAACCGAAGAAGAACTAAATCAAGAACGTGCTAAAAATCAAAGTGCGTGGGAACAAAGTGGTCGTTCTATTGGACAAATGATAGGTAATGAATTATTAATAGGTACTGCTTTAGGATTATCTAATATTGTAGACCTTGCTATAAATATAGGTACCGAAAAAGGAGAAAATGATTATACTAATCCTGTTTCTAAATGGTTAGAAGATATTCAAAATAATACTAGAGAACGTTTAGAAATATATAGAGAAGATCCTAATCAAACTTGGGCTATTGGTGATTTTGGATGGTGGGCAGATAATGCTGTTAGTGTAGCTTCTACATTATCAATGCTTATACCTTCTACAGGTATCATTAAAGGACTATCTGCATTAGGTAAATTAGGTAATGTTGGTAGATTGACTAGAGGATTAGCTAAAGCCGCTGAAGGCGCTAAACTTACTAGAAATGCTTCTAAATTTGCTAAAAGTATAGAATTAGGTGCAGAAATAGGCGGATCTGCACTTCTTAGTCGTACTATGGAAAATTATTTAGAAGCACGTGGTGTTTATAATGAAGTTTATGATAGTACTGTAGGAAGAATTAAAGAAATGACTCCTAAAGAAAAAGAAACTTTATTGGAAAATAATCCTCAATTTGTAGGAAAAAGTGATGAAGAGATAGCTTCTTATATATCTAGTGTATCTGCTGATAAAACTTTTGCTAATGATTATGCTATGTTAATTTTCGACATAGCTCAATTTAAAGCTATAAATTCTCTTTGGAAAGGTATTGCTAATAAAGCTGCTACAGCTAATTTAAGAAATATTCAATCTAATGTTATAAAAGGTTTAAGTAAAGAAACTAAAGATGCTATTAAAAAATCTAATTGGTTAGCTAAAAGAAAAGAAGCTGTTCAATATGCTTTATCTAATCCTTTAAAAAGTATTGCTGCCGTTGAATGGTCTGAAGGTATTGAAGAAGGTTATCAAGGTATTCAAACTGAAAAAGGTAAAGAAATTGCTGAAAGAATTTTAGATCCTTCTTTTACTCCTAGAAGTCTTGAAAGTTATTTAACTGATGATTCTATTTGGGAACAAGCATTTTGGGGTGTTCTTGGTGGAGTAGGTTTTCAAGCTGCCGGTACTGCTGTAGGAAATCTTGCTACAAAAGTAAAAGGTAAAATCAATAAGAAGACTATGAGTGAACAAGATTATACTCTTAGTCAACTTACTGAAGAAAAAATAAGAGAAACTGAAATTATTGGTAGACAAGGTTTAATGCAAAACTATGTTGATGCAATGAATCTTATTAATGATGGAAAGAATCCTTATGAATATCAAATTGACCCTATTACTAAACAACCTATTATAGAAGAAGGAAGTAAAGTAAATGCAAGCATTACTCAAGAAGAAGCTGATATATTTAAAGAAAAACTTACTAATGATTTTATTACAGATCTTACTTTAAATGCTATAGATGTAGGTAATTATGATATGCTTAAAGAATTTGTTAGTGATGCTAATTTTAATAAATTCTTTAAAGAAGCTGGTTTGCAAGAAACTGCAGGAGATAAAAATTTATCTCAAATGTTAATTACTAAAATGGAAGAAGTTAATAATGTTTATAGTAAAACATTATATGATATTTTAAATTCTATAGATGTTACCAACGATGGTATTGCTAAATTAGCTAGTAGAAATATAGCTAGAACTAAATTACAAATAGATGATTTAAATCGTAATATTTCTGAGTTACAAAGTTTTATATCTAATGATACAGATAATGCTACTATTACTGCTGATTATATAGAATCAGAAAGAATTGCTTATGCTCAACGAGTTCTTAAAGAACTTGAACAAACTCAATCTAATTTAAATAAAGCATTAAAAGATAAACAGATTTCTAAACAAGCATATGACCAATATATTAAAGATTATGATACTCGTAGAAATCAATTATTAGAAACAATATCAAAAAATACGAGTATTGTTAATAATGAAAATATTAAAACTATTTTAGGAGAAAGTTTTAATAAACGAGATGTTTCTAAATTTGTAGAAGAATTTAATAAATTTGCTAATGATAATTTTGGAAGATTATTTGATGAAAAAGATACTAATTTTAAAGCTACTAAACCTAAAAAATCTTTACAAAATTTAATTAAGAAACAAGTAAATTTAGAAGACGAAGTTTCTTATCTTCAAAATCAACTTCCTGCTACTCAAGATGATTATCAATCTTTATATGATGAACTTTCTTTAAATATGGATAAATATACAGTAGATAGATATAATGCTGCTGTAGATAGAATTAATTCATATCTTGAAAATCAAGATAATCTTGATGAAGCTATAAATAATATAATGACAGGAAATGTTTCTCCTGAATTAAAAAAAGATTTAGATATTTTAAAAATAGGACATCATAGCACTAAAGCATTTACTCAACAAATTGTTTCTGCATTGAGACAAATTAATAAAGATAGAATTAATCAAGAAGAGAAAGCAAAAGAAGTTAAAATTGATGATACTGTTGTTTCTGAAAAAGCTGCCGAAGAAATAAAAGCTGAGATAGATGAACTAACTCCCTCTACAGGGGAAGAATCACAAATCAAACATATAGAAAATCCTATCGAATTTATTCCTATAGAAACTGTTGATGAAACAATTTCTAATCTTGAAAAAGATGCTGAAAGAATTGAAGAACAACGTGCTAGAGATTTTATTCTTAATATTGACGATAGAGCATCAGCTTTAGCTAGTAGTGTAGCTTTTGAAGTATTTAAAACTTCTCGCGCATTATTTGATAATCTTGACGGCAAAGATACTAATAGTGCTGAATTTAATAATTTAGTAAATATAATTGCAGAAGAATTACTTCTTAATGGAGTATCAAGAAATTTGACTCATCAAGCTGCTATGGACGGTCTTAAAATTGCACTTACTACAATAAATAGACGTTTAAAAGCTAAAGGTCTTACTAAATCTGATAATTTTTTGAAACTTGCAGATGAAATTGCTACTAAGCAAAGAGTTCAAAGAAATGATGACGGAAGTGCCGCCGTTACTACTTTAATTTCTGATGGAGAATTTAATTTAGTTATTGATGATTTTCTTAAATCATATATAGAAAATAGAGAAATTATTACTGGAAAAAATAATAAAACTGTTATTAATATTGAAGATTTATTTCAATATATTATTAATAATAAAGATATTTCTTATGAACAAGCTAAATATATATTTAGAAATATAAAAGACTTTATAGTTTCTAATCCTAGCAATAAATATGTATTTAGTAATAAACGTAGTTTAAATAATAATCTTAAATATCCTGATAGTTTCTTTAGTGAACTTCAACAATCTAAAAGTACTGTTGAAAATATTGATGGATATATGCATATAACTGCTTCTACAAAACGTTCTTCAGATTACAATCAATTATTAAATAGGGCCATAAATGGTGAACAAGTAGAAGTTAGTTATTATAAAGGAGAACAAGGAAGTAGTAAAAATTCTATATCTATTAAAATAGATGGGAAAGAAATAGGATATATCGGTTCTGTTGATATGAATTCTACTGGAACTGGATTTAGATTAAGAAATCAAAATAAAGGTTTTGTTTATGATTTAAATAAAGTTGATGGTAGAATAGAAAGCAACTTTGACGAATTATTTATTCCTATTATTAACCAAGAAGAAGGTAATGCTTCTGAATTGTACGATTTAATTGATAAACAAAATACTTTTGAAACTGCTATAGAAAATGGTGAAATAGGTCAAGATATTAACGATAAAGAAGTTGAAAAAGTTTTATCAAATGAATTAATACAAAAATTTATTTCTGATGGTAGAATTAAAATTCCTGATTATAAAAAGACTAATAGACAAAAATCTGAATATATTCTTAATCAATTAAGTAATATACTTTTTTATGATGCTAAAGCTAAAACTAAAGAAGAAATTCTTTATAGTTATGAAACTTGGAAATATAATAATTATATTAATTATGAAAATACTAATAAAATACAGAATGCTTTAGATAAAGACCAAACTATTGTTACTAGACTTGCAGGTATTAAACAAGGTAAAGTTATTATAGATCCTGTTAATCATGATATATCTGATGTAGGTTTTAGTTATGATATTAATCCTATTATGATAGTTGATGCCAATGGTAATATCATAAATGAAAATAGCAATATTAGTTATAGAAATGCTGCTTCATTTAGACCTGGAACTATGGGAATGTTAGTTCAAGATAATCCAAATGCTCCTGTTATAGCTTTATTTACAGAATCTAATCCTGTTAGTTCTAATTCTAATTTAGCAAATCAAACTTATTTTGAAGTTAAAGGTTTATTAGATAAATATTTAGATAAAAATATTAGTTTTGAAGAGTTAAGAGATAGTCTTGGTGAATTAATAGGTGGACCGGATTTTGCTACTAATAATATATTTGAAGGTTATAATGTTGTTAAAAACTCAGAAAATATAGCTCTTAATCTTAGAGGAGAAAAAGGAGTATATAATCTCATTATATATAAACATAAAAAAGGTAAAAAAGAAATAGGAACAGGTATTGTTTATATGCCTAACGGAGATAAAAATAAAAGAGTTTTAATTACTGATAAAAATAATACTAAAAATGTAGCTAAAGAAATAGTTTCTAATTTATATTTTAATAAAACATTCTTTGCTATTAATAATAAAAATAACGCTAATGCTAAAGTTAATAGATATTTATATAAAGAAAATGGCCAACTTATTGTAGAAATTGGAGGAGTTAAGAATAGTTATAATAATTTTGGTCATTTTGTATTAGCAAATAATGCTTTTAAAACTAATCAAGGTCAAAACGAAAATGGTGGTTATTTTGAAACAAATGATATAATTAAATCATTATATGTCGATATTGCTTCTATTAATTCCCCTGTAGAGGAATCCATTGCTAAACAAGATAAACGTTCTGTTACTGATATTATAAGAAGTGCTACAGAAAATAAACCAATTGAAGTTTCTAATTTATTAAATGTTGCAGGTGTTTCTCAAGAACAAATTAATATACTTACTGGTCAAAATGAATTTGAACTAGCTTTAATTCCTAAAGAACTTTATTATGATAAAAATACTACTGTTAGTAATGCTTATTACAGTAACGGTAAAGTTTATTTTACTAAAGTCGGTTCTACAGCAGTTGCTAAAAGTTCAAGAAATTTAGTTCGTCTTTTATTACATGAGAATCTTCATGGTAAATTTGAAGAATTATCTAAAACTAAAAAAGATAATTTAGTATATGAATTATTTGATACTTATAATGCTTTTATTGATGCTATAGATAATGATAATTCTAAACAAGCAGATATTCTAAGAGAATGGATTGATAAAAACAGGTTTACTCCTAGTCAATATTTTAGTACCCTTAGTGCTGCACAACAAAAGTTTTGGGCTACTCGAAGTCAAGCTGAAAGAGATAGACAATTTGCAGAAGAATGGCTTGTTGAAAGTCTTAGTCAACCTGCAATTATGAATTATCTTAATAATACACAATATTATGAAGCTATAGATGTTACTGGAATTGATAATTCTAATAAAAGTATATTCCAAAAAATCATAGATATATTATTAAAATTATTTGGTAAATCTGCCAATAATATAAATAAAAATACTATATTAGCAAGACAATATATGTTACTTAGTAATGATAATGGAGTACAAAATACTACTAAAACTGGAATTACTGAAAACACTGCCGGTGAAACTATTATGGATGGAGTTGTTGAAAATCAAGAAGAAACAACATCTATTGTTACTGAACCTTCTAATATAATAGAAAGATTGCAAGATTTTTCTGAAGAATTTAATACTGATAATTTAGTAGAAGCTGATGATTTTGCAACTACTGATTTTGCTGAAATTGTAGATAGTAGATTTAGTCCTAATGGAGAAACAGTTGTTTCTGATATGGATACTTATATAAATGGTTATCCTCAACAAGATAAGGCAAAAATAGCTTCAATGGTTGAGAATGGAGAATTTAAATTTATTTGTCGATAACTTATTCGACGTTACTATAATATTACGGGATTCGGCTTATATTAAAGCCGTTTCCTATAATATTTTTACGAAATAACAAGTTGGAATTGTTGTTGATTATATTGCCAAAACTTATAATAACAATAAAATTATGTCATGTATTGAATATGGTGTTACCATTATTGGTGACGAAAATGATCGCCTGCTTAGAAGTGTAAATCATGTTGCAGGCTTTGATAGTGCAAAAAGAAATATAGTTGCGGGTTATCTTTCCGATAATGATTTTTTATCATATATGCAGAAAGAAACAGGTATTGAGAAGCCTCTTGAAGTTAATGCAAATACTTTAAGAAGACTTCTCAATTCTTATTATATGCAAAAGCATATTGATGTAGAGAATAGTATTAATAAGAAAAATGCTAATGCTATAAATGGTTTTTCGAGTGCTAAAGCTAAGAGTATTGCAAAAGACCATACTGCTAATTTAGTTCTTGATAAATATTATTATGAAGTTACTAAACCTAAAGACCAAAGACTTACTAGACCTCAAATACTTAAAAGTATTATGAAAGATATTGAAGATAATTTTAATAAATTATATGCTGTTCCTTTAATTAAAAGATTACAAGAACAAAATCTTGCTAAAGATTATATTGAAAAAGCTAGAAATGTTAATAATGATATTAAAAGAGCAAATACTGAATATAATAAATTATCTAATACTTTAAAAGAAACAAATGATATTACTGAACAAAATAATATTAAATCTAAATTAAGAGAACTGAAAGAAGAATTAAATACTCTTAATGGAGATAAATATGTTATGTATAGTATTATTGTAAATGAATTTGGTAATACTAGAGAAAAGAATTATGGTAATTTAGTTTCTCAAATTAAAGGAAATCCTAATGAATGGTTTAATGATGTATTTACTATTAGTAAACTTGTCAATATTGTTAATCAATTTAATGTAATATTACAAAGTGATATACTTAACGAACCTATATATGAAGATGATTTAGATGTTAGCAATTCTGATTCAGAAAGTATTGATGAAATGTCTAAATCTTGGGAAGATAAATTATATAAATCATTTGATCAAAATGTAGCTGCCGACGTTAAACTATATCTAAGTAGATTATATAATTTAGATTCTCCTGTAAAAGCTGGTGATACTCAATATAATTATGATACCAATAATGAATTAGGTGTTCCTATGACTATGGGAAGTAATTATATCATTGCTCAAATTAGTAATTATGCTTCTTTTTATTCTGTTAATGATTTTATTCAAAGTATTGAAAGAGCTTCTCAAAATATAAGAAGTTTATATGGATTAGGTAAATTAGTAAATGATATGAAAGCTAATTCTTTATTTGCTAATAGAATATTTACTGAATTGAATAATCCTAAAATTAATAAAAGTATTATTACAGTAACAGATACTTTTAATATAGACCAAAGCAATAAAAGTATTGACACTACTGGCGCAATGTTATATAGTTTAATAAACCAAGCTAAGTCTACATTTAAAAATGCTTTTAATGTTAATGATAGTGATAGTGCTAAAACTTTAGCTACTCAAATAAGTAGAGAAAAAAGTAATTATTTATTTATGAGTAGCCCTATTAAATATAAAGCAGATGAATTTATTAAAAATATATTTAGTAAATATTTTCCTAAATTAGATATTAATGCTGTAACTGAATATCTTAATAATGATATAGAAAATATTATTAAAACTTATTCTGATTTTCTTCAAGATATAAATAATCTTATTAATAATGTAGAGAAAATAATTGATGATGAGGCTAAAGTATATAATGAATATTCAAATGCTTATAGAGATTGGGCTAAATCTAGAGATATAGCTAATCAAGCGGGATTTGAATTTAATCAACCAATGCCTATTTATGATTCTTCTTCTATAAATTATTCTGTTATAAATGCAGCTCTTATTAATATTTCTAAAAAGATTACTAATTTTACCGCTGTAAAAAATGAATTAAATAGTACTAATGCTGAAGGTAATTTAGCTTCTGATTTAATAAAAAATAGTTTTATTACTAATACTATTAAACAAATTCAATATGGTACTCCTGAAGAACAAAATGCCGGTCTTAATGCTCTTAAAGATTTTATAACAAAAAGTCCTCAATATCAATATTCTCCTATATTCTTTGGAATTAAAGATAATAAAGGTAATACTTTAATACCGGGATTATTTGAAAGAGATTCTTATGGTAAAGTGAATGTTAATCCTGCAGCTAAAGATGTAATTAATATTTCTTTATTTGATGGAATACGTGATTCCAATAATTCTAAATCCGCTTTATATAATAATATGAGTAAAGGCGATTATTTTGTATCACAAATGATTGCTTTTGAACAACCTATTACTAATATTCCTAAAACAGATATTAAATTTGAAAGAGCTGGATATTTTATGCGTACTCCTTCTGATGCTCCTAAAAACTTTATTATTGAAGCACCTAAAGCTAAAATTGAAGGATTATGGCAAAATGTAGTTTCTTCTGAAAATGTTTATGTTGATAAAGTTATAAATGATATACAGAAATCACATACTATTACAAGTGGAGATGAATTTGACAATCAATTACAAGATATAACATTAAGTGTAAATACTAAAAATAATTATTATAGCGCAGAAGAAATTTATAATCTTCTTACTAATCCTATTGAAAATAAAAATTATAATAGATTATATACTAAATATGATTCTAAAACAAATAAAGTTATTATTCCTATAGTTTATAAAAATCAAATGATTATAGAACTTGAAGGAGATAAAGCTGTAGATACTATTCAAAATATTGCAGAAAATATTGTTATTAAAAATATTTATACTGATAATAATAAAAAATTACCTTATGATTTTATTATAGATATAAGAAATTCTATAATAGAAGAAGGTGTTAATAATGGAAGTATTGAAAGAATTACTAATAAAAATCATGCTATATTTAGAGGTTTTTATTCTCATTTATTAGGAGAACTAAATAATTTTGTTCTCAATCTTAATAATGTATTTGAGAAGAATAATAAAGGAGAATGGGTTACTAAAGATAATACTGAAAATCTTATAGATCGCGCTCATTATAATGGAGAAATAGTTAAAGATGGTAAACTTACAGGTAATTTCTTTAAGTTTATTAGACTATTTGAAGTAAACGGTTTTAATACTAATAATAGACTTAATAATAGTCTACTTCTCTACAGGGAAGGTAATAGAAACAGTTCTGATAATTTGTTTTCTGTTACTAGAGATGGTAAACTAAAACTTAATATTAAAAGAAATGATCTTATTAAAATAAATAATGGTCAAATAGAACTTAATATTTCTGAAAATAATGTTCTTAATCTTGAAAACATTGTAACAGAATGGATAAATAATTTTACTAGAGAAATATATAATAGAAGTCGTCAATATGAAACTATTATAGAAGATAGATTTGATATTAATCAAATCAATGAAGCTATTCTTAATGGTTCTATAATGGAAATGAATTTTGATGATTTATTTGAAGGTGATACTAAATTTTATAAAAATGCGCAAGACTTTCTTAAAAGAGCTAAAGAAGTTCAAGCTGGTGGAAAATCTTATGCTGGATTTAATTTTTCTGATGCTCTTGGTAGCGATCTATATAATGTAAAAGATATTAATGGACAAGAACAAACTATACTTATTAACGGTAGAGAATATTTAACTCCCCGTAGAGATAATGGTTCATTGATAGATACTCCTATGAAAGCTAGAAATGGTTTTAAAGCTGTTACTATTTATAATACTATACATTCTGTTGATAATGCGGAATCTATTAGAGAAGAACTTCGTCGCATTAATGAACCCAAATTAGGTAAAGAAATTGCTAATAGAATAGCTGACCAAATTACAGAAGGATATATTGCACAAACTATAGCTAATGATGCTCAATCATATATTACATTTGAAGAATGGATTGCTAGAAGATATGCTGATGGTACTTTAGATCAATATTATGATATTATTGAACCTTTAATGAATGGTACTCCTATTCAAGATATTAATCTTAAAGATATAAATGCACGTATTCAAGTTGATAAGAATTTTTATTTTGATAAACAATTTGATCCAATCACTAAAACTTTTTATCCTAGACAAATTAAAAATGCTGAATTTGTTTTAATTCCTCAATTACTTCCTGAAGGTAGTAGTCTTAGGCAACTTTATGATATAATGAAAGCTAATGATATTGGTCAAGTAAATACTGCTGAAACATCTAAAGCTGCTAAGAAAAATATACTAACTTTTTGGGATAATAATGGTGTTGCTAATCCAGATGCTTTTGAACAAGCTGTTAAACAAGATAATTATAAAAATGTAGAAACATATTATTATCGTTATCTTTATAAGCAACAAGAAGTTCCTGAACATATGAAAGATGAGCATAATAAAGCTGGTATTCAAATAATGAAAAAGATTATTGATAACGCTTCTACTGCATCTGAAAATGTTAAAGAACATATTAATAATTTATTTGAAACTTATTCTGCAAATATTAAAGAAGATTTTAATTTACTTCTTGATAGAATGGGTTGGAAAACTAACGAAGATGGAAAACTTGTTAATAAAGATGGAAGTGATTTTTTAGATTTTACTGATTTTTATAGACGTGCTAGAGTTGAAGCTCAACGTTTAGGAATGGATAGTAATTTTATTGAATATCTTACTCCTGACAAGTTTGGTTCTCCTAGTATGCCTAATTATATGAATAATGTAAGTAGCAAATTAGAAAGTATAGCTCAATCTATATTTAATGCTGCTATTACTAGACAAACTTTGCCCGGATGGCATGCTGCTCAGATTACTAATGTAGGTTTTTCTAAAAAACTTAATTATCATCCAGAAGTTAAAGATGAAAATGGTAATATTATTCAAGAAGCATATGCGGAAGTTTTATTACCTCGTTGGAGTAATTTAATTCCTAAAGATTATGATATTTCTAAATTAGAACAAGAAGGTCTTGATGTACATATTGGTTATCGTATTCCAACAGAAGGTAAACAATCTGTATCTATACTTAAAGTTGTAGGATTTTTAGATGATATTTATGGTTCTACAATAGTTGTTCCTGATGCTTGGGTTACACAAACTGGTTCTGACTTTGACGTAGATTCAGTATATGGTATTGCTTATGAATTAATTTATAATCGTAGAAAAGATTTAGTTACTAAAGTTAAATATGATTCTGATAATTCTATAGAAGCTACTAAAAAGAGATATATTAAATATGTTAATAATAATCTTAAAGAACGAGTAGATAGAACGGAAATTACCGATGAATTTAAACAAAATAAAATTAATGATTTATATAATTCTATAATTAATGCTGATAAAATAGCTAATAACTCTAAAGCATTTACAGAATTAATGGATCAAGAAAATGCTTTATATCAACAACTTCCTCAAGACGCTAAAAATATTATTATAAATTCTAATAATACTAATAAAAATGATGATTTTGTTACTAAAACAGAAAAGAGTGCAGCTGCTATAGAACTTTATGGAGCAGAAACTTCTGATGAAACACTTAAACAATTATGTTATGATATTGCTGATTATCAGGACGCTATTGCAGATTTAGTTCGTAATAGTAAAGATGATTATGAAAATAGACTAGAAGATTTTAGAACTGCTAAAAAAGATGCTATAATTTCTTTATATACTAAAGCTGAAGAAGAATATTTTAATACTGTACAAAAAGCTGCAAAAGAAGCTGGAATTGAAAGTTTTGAAGAATTTTCTTCTAAACCTATTGTAGAGCAAAATACTCGTAGAGCTAGAAATAATAGAATATTAGATTCTATGATTGAAATTATGAAAGATGAATCTTCACGAGAAGAAAATTATTCTCGAAGTAATTTTGAAGATATTTCTAATTCTATGAAAAAATATAATGCTATGAGGGGTGCTACAGCTTTAGCACGTAGTACTTATAATCCTTTTGACCAAATTGATTTTATGGAGAATGCTATGAGTGGTGCTCAACTTAAGGCTTTTTCTGTTACTCGTGATACATTCAATTCTGTTAATAATTATATTCATACAGAACTAGATGAAAATAATGCTGTAATTGTAGAATATAGTGTTTCTGAATACAATCCTGATATTATAAAGACTGCATATGGTGAGAATGCTTACTCTACAGGGGATAAATTTATAAGAGTAAAACATAATCGTCTTGCATGGTCTGATACTAATCGAAATGTAGTAGGTAAACTTATTACTCCTTATAGTTCTCAAACTACAGCTCATATTCTTGATGCTATTAAAGAAGGTGCTATATTTAATGAAAATCAATATACTTTTGGGTCATTTAAAACTCTTATTGATTTAGGTGTAGATTATGATACAGCTATTGCATTTTTAATGCAGCCCGGTATTACTAGAATAGTTGAAGCATATAACGAAACTAAAAGTATTTATATTAATCAAGGTTCTAATCCTATTCAAACAGCTATTAAAAATATAGCTAAAGATTTAGGTATTACTATTGGAGGTAAAGAGATTAATTTATATACTCCTATTGCGCAAGTATATACCGTATTAAGTGAGAATAATAAACTTCAAAACGCTATATTTGACCTATTTGGAGCTAAAATAGACCGTAATACTCCGATAAATGAACAAGTATTCGCACTTAATAAGGAAAGGCTTGAAACACGCTTAAATGAGTTCAGAATAAATAATAATTCTTTTAGTTCTAATGAAAATGCTAGATATAAAGAAGCTGCTTTTGATTTAGCTATGATAGTTGCTTTTGATCGTCTTCATAATACTACTAAAATGATAGAAGAAGTTGCTAGATGTAGTAATCCTGATAGATTTGGAGCAAAACAAACTATTCGTGCTACTAGAAATACATATAATAAAATACTTAAATATAGTACTGATTTAAATAATCCTGTTACTAAAGCGTTACAAGTTAATGGTAAACCTATGTTATCTGTTTTATATCCCGGAATTGAAAACGGAGATATAAATGTTAATAATAGTGTTTATCCTTATTTAGCTGCATTCTTAAAATATGCTACTATACCTAGTATTAGTGCAAATAGTAGATTATTTCCTACAGAAGGAGAATTATTTAATAAAATTATTGATACTGTAGAAACTCAATTAAAACATAATTTTACTGATGAACAATATAAAGAATTTAAACAATATATGATTTCTAATGTTTATTCTGGTGTTCAATTTCTTACTACTCCTTTGACTATTAATGATTTTGGTTATATAATGCCTGACGAAGAAATGGCTATGCAACAAGAATCAGATAATACTTTTTATTGGAATGCAGAAAAAGCTAGAATATTTGGATATGATGTTACTGAAAGTAGTAATTTAAAAGTTTCTGATATTAATAATCCTACCAAAGAAGATATATCTAAGTTTAATAAACTTACTCCTGCACAAAAAGTTATGTGGATACAACAAAATTTTGTTGATGGAAAAGGAGTATTTGATTTTCTAAATGTAAATATGTTTAATCAATATGAAGTTAAACAAAAAGGATTTAGTAGTCAATCTATTAGATATAGTGACCAAATAGATAATATTGAAGAAATATATATTGCTTTTAGAGATAGTTTCTTTAATAAAAATCCTTTTGTTAGACTTGCATCTATTGATTTAATTAAATATGCTTTTGTTGTTGAAGGATTTAAATTTAAAAAAGGTGCTATTAGTAAGATAATTACTAACGATTCTATGTTAGCGAATATAGAAGATAAAGGTCTCAATCTTATAAATGCTATTGAACAACAATTTACTGTTTATAGTAATCCTATGGAATCTGCTACTCAGAGTTTTATTCAAAAATTTATTCGTAGTCATAGCGAAATGGTTACTGAATATAATCTTCCTAAAGCTAAAAGAGATAAACAAGGTAATAGAAATATAGGATATATATTTAATACTTATATGCAAAGTGAAAATCTTGTTTATATACCTTATGAAGAATCTTCTAGAGAAATAAGAGATTTTCTAAATATTTCCGAAGATAGTCCTAAAGATTATATAAGAATTACTAAAACTGTAAATAATAATCAAAAGAGAACTACATTATATAATATAATCAATACTAATAAAGGCATTTATTTAATTCCTTTAAATTTACTTGAACGTAATGAAACTTCTGATTATTCTATTAATCCTAAAAATAATATTTATAAAGCGTATAATTATTATAGAGCAATAGTAGATGCTGCTATAGATAATCAAACTTCTATAAATGAACTTAAAAAAGATAATACTATATGGGCAGAATTAACTAAAGATGCTGATGCTAATACTATTAAACCTCATAAATCTAAAAAGATTGTAGAAAGTATAGAAAATGAGAATGAAATTAATAGAGTTTTACAATATGGTACTAATTATCAAAAAGCTGAACTTACAAGGTTTGTAAATGATATAACTGATTATTTTAAACTCCCTGTAGAGGAACAAGGTAATTATGTTCTTATTAAGAATGATAATAGTTTTATATCTTCTCTTATTCCTAGAGGTGCTGTTTCTGTTCAAAATATTCCAATGGATGATTCTATTATTAAAGTTAAAATTCAACAAGTTAAACCTAGTAATAATTTTCGTAAAATATTAAAAGGTGATAAAAAAGGAGATTTAACTAAAGTACTTCCAGAAGAAAAAGCTGCATTAAAAAGAGCTATTGATACTAAATCTATTAACCCTATATTATATAAAGTAGAACGTGTTACTGAAGAACAAGAAAAAGAAGATTATGAAAGAATTAGAAAAGAAATAGAAAATGATTTTTCTAATTTTAGTTCTGCAGTTACAAATATTATTGAAGATATTGATGTTAATGTAACATTTAATTATTCTGAATCCGATAAAGTAGCTAAAGATATATTTAATGAATTAAATAAACGTGCTAGAGCTGAACAAGATGAAGGTGCAGATAAATTTATATCTAAAATGGATATACATGGTGTAGATAGATTTAGTGCTAATTCAATTCATAATAATAGAAAAAGTATATATACTGCTGCAGCATCTTATTATACCGATAAATCTAAAAAATTACTTACTAATATAAATTCATTTATTACTGAAGATGGACAAAAGTTTGCTATTGATGATTCAGATTTATATAAACATATAACTGAGAATCCCAACGATTATCCTATTTTATTAAAATTAATTCTTGATGCTAAAACATTTGGAGAACAATTTTATGATATATTTAATTTAAATATTACAGGAGAAGATTCTGAAACAAGTGCTGCTATTGAAAAAATAAGAAAAGCTATAAATGAAGTTAGAACAAATTCCAAACTTAAAAAAGCTGTTGAACTTTTATTTAATGATTATATTGCTAACAATTATTCTACAAATCCTCTTATACGTCAAGGTCTTATAGAGTTAAGAACAACGTTTGGAGATACTGATTGGTTTGACCTTAATTTTAGTGATGTAGGAGAACTTAATCATAAACAAGTTCAAACTGTAGCTAAATATGTTTATAGTATTATAAACGAATCTGTAAAAATTACTGCTCCTAAAGCTGTAGCTAAATTTACAGAAGAATATGATGCCATAATGAAAAGAGAAGGTTCTTTTGATTTTAATAAAATAGTTACTAAAGAAGGTAAATTTATTACTCCTTATACTGATAAATTTTTAGAAGATAGACAAAAGGTAATAGATAATCTTAAAACAGCTGAACAATTACACGGTATAAATAGTATTGAATACATTAAAGCTAAAATTGCTAGAGATAAATGGAGAGCTAAAAATACTTATCAACAAGTTATTCCTGATTATTATAATAGAGATGTAGCTTTGCGTGAAAGAGTTATTAAAGATGCTCCTGAAGAGTATCGTAAATATATGGAACTTATTCATGAATTATATGGTAATGAAGCTACTAGTACATTGCTAACTTCGGAAGAAAGAAGTAGACGTAAACAATTAAATAGACAAATACGTAATTTAACTTCTGAATTTAATGAAGATAAAAGTCCTAAAACAGATGAACAAATATATAGAGCTAAAGCATTAGAACATTATATTGCTGCAAAAAAAGAACTTAATAAAGAATTCTTTCTTACTGAAGAAACAGAAGAATTTAGAGCCGCTCTTAATTACTATACTAAAATTATTAAGAATTATGAAACTAAACACCCTAATGAAAATTTAGATCAACGTTTAACTGATGAAAATTATAGAAATGCTTATGAATGGTTAAATACTAATTCTATATATACATTAACTGGGGATGCTCAGAAAAAAGTATATGACGCTTTTAATATTCTTAAATCTAAAGATAATAATGATTCTAAAGATGTAAAAAATATATTAGAAGAAGCTGATGCTTATGATGCTTATGGAAATATTGATCCTCGTAAACTTTCTAATGAACAACTTAATAAAATTAAAGAATTAACCCAACATAAATATAGTTGGACTTATGAAAATAATTCAGGAGAGGCTATTCTTATTAAAGATGTTCCAGCTGGTCTTCCTGTAATTAGTGATAAATTTTATAGATCTCTTAGAGATAGTAGTGAAAATGCTCCTCATATTAATCCTTTAAGACTTAAACTTATAGGAAAAATTAATCAATTATTAGGTAAAGCTCTTGATGCAAATACTAATACAATTAATACTAAAGATTTATTTGAGAAATTAACAGAAACTGAATTAAGCGAGTTAGCTTCTTATTATCGTCAATTACATAATATAAAAGGCAATCGTGATAATGTTGCTGCCGCTAAGAAATTTAAAAAGAATGTTGAATTTAAAGTAAATCAAGAAGGATTTAATAGAGAATGGGCTTACGCTCAATTAAATCTTAAAGGTACTAAACAATTTGATACTTGGTTATCTATATTTGTTCAGACAAATAAAAATGGAGAATATGTTACAGATGAAAATGGAGCATTTGTTCCTAATGGCGATATTTATGGATATATCGAACCTAAAGATAAAACATATATAGATGAAGCAAAAACAGAAGCTAGAAATCTTATAGAAAATGATTTACAATTTGTACCTACTGAATATTATTATATGGCTATGAATGAAGCTACAGTTAATGGTACATTTAATGAATGGTTTAATCAAAATCATGTTTATAATCCTTATACTCATAAGATGGAACCTCTTAAAGTATGGACTACTATGGAAGTTAATCCTAATGGTAATTTAAAAGGTTCTTTTGATTATATACCTACTTATGAAAATCTTGAACGTCAAGTAAAAGATGAATACCGTAACACTAATTATAAAGAATTTAATACTAATTATAATTTAGAAAGTGGAGAATATAACAATACTATAAATCTTTCTGAGAAAGAAAAAGATATGCTTAATTATTTGCAAAGTATTGTTAATATGTATTCTACTAATCATTCTATGAAAGCTTTTGCTCAAAGAGGTTTTCTTCCTAGACGTCCAAAATATGAACCTGATGCTAAATGGTTTCTTGGACAAGTTATTGGTTCTTTTGGTCTTGAATTTAGAAATACTAAAGAAGCAAAATGGAGTGATGTTATAGATTATACTCATGATCACGATGCTGATTTTGATATGATGACTTTACTTAAACGCAAAGGATATCAAGAACCGATAAAAATTACTCCTAAAGGCACATATGAAAGTGAGGAAGATTATCTTAAAAGAGTTGAACAAACTAAAGCTAGAAATAAAGAAATCGAAGCTGAAAATCTAAAACTAGATAATCAAATATTAGATAGAGATTGGAAAAGTGTATTTCAAGATTTTATCGCTAAAGCTACTGAATATAATGCTAAAGAAAGAGCTAAAAATACTATTTATTTATTACTAGAAGATTTAAAAGAAAATCCAGCTTATAAAGTAAGTAGATGGAGTGGAGGTCTTAAAAAAGATACAGCTAAAAGTACTCTTGAACATACAGCTTATCAAACTATTAAACAAGATAATACTTATTCTATAGTTGAAAATTGGGCTAAACGTGTTATTTTTAGAGAATTTAAAAAAGATAGTAAGTTTTCTAAATGGGCAGATTTAGCACAAAATATTACTTCTGCTAAATATATGATATTTAATGTTACAGGAGGTATAGCTAATATAACTACTGGATTAACTAATATATATGGAGAAATATTTGCTAGAGATTATTTTGACCAAAATAATTTTAGACGTGCGCAAGCACAATATTTTAATAATTCTCTTTCTATGCTTGCTGATATGTATAGTCCTACTACAAATAATCTTACTGTTGGATTAACAAAACTATTTGATGTAGTTGATTTTGATGCATTTACTGAAAGAAGACCTAATGAAACAGCTACCGAAAGAGTAAGACGTGTTCGTGATTTATTATATGGTATGCAGAGCGGTGGAGAACATTATATGCAAAATGCTGTTTTATTTGCTATGCTTAAATCTCATAGATTATTTAAAGACAATGATGGCACTGTTAGAGTTGGTAGTTTTGGAAATTATACTTGGAAAACTGAAGTAGATACTATGTTTGGTCTTCTTAATGGTAATGAAGATTTACTTACTAAATATAAATATTTCCTTAAGAGTATAAAAGATGATTTAAATGAAATACGTAAATATGATACATTTACTAGAGATTTTAATGAAGATTTCTTAAGAGAAATAGGAGATAAAAATCTTATTAATAAATATATTAAAAATAGAAAAGAAGCTATTAAAAAGGCTAAAGAAGAATTTAATCAATTACCTATTGCTGAAGATCAATTTGAATTAACTAATGGAATAGTTACTATAAAGAAAGATAGTCAAATGACTTCTCAAATGTTTGGAGAACTAAGACAAAAAGTTATTTCAGTTAATAAGAAAATTCATGGTGTTTATGATAAAATAGGTGCAGCTAGGATAGAAAGAGAATGGTGGGGAGGATTAGTTATGCAATATCATAAACATTTATATCCCGGAATTATGAAAAGATTCCGTACTAAAGGATATTATAATGAAATAAGGAGTAGTGTTGAAAGAGGTTCTTATATATCTTTAGCTAATTTACTTTCTGTTGAATTTAAGAATATTAAAAATAGAGAAACTAATGATAGTGAAAATAAAGCTCTTGCTTCTATTCAATCTGTTATAAAAGCTTCTATTGATACTATTATTAATCTTAAAATGAATTATCAATTAATGCCTGAATGGGAAAGAAATAATGTTAAACGAATATTAGGAGATTTACTTGGTATAACGTCTGCTTTCTTAATGGCTATTGGTATTCATATGATGACTGACGATGATGAAATTAAAGAAAGTGATTTCTTATCTACTCTTATTTATCTTGCGGATCGTCTTAATTCTGAATCTCAATTATATACTCCTTGGGGATTATATACTGAAGGTAGTACATTATTCTCTTCTCCTGTTGCAGCTGCAAACGGACCTATAGATTTACTTAAAGGTTTAGATATAGGAGTAAATATGTTATTCAATGAAGATTATGATGCTACTTATACTACTGGACTTTATAGAGGGGAAAATAGACTTTGGATACATCTTAGAAGAAATATTCCAATTTATAGAGTTTATGAAAGACTTAATAATATGACTAAGAATAACCAATATTATAGAATAAATGAAACTGCTCTTAATATTAGAGCTGCTAAAAATATTGCTGATTATATTAATCCCGATTAATCAGTAGTTCCTATTAATTAAAAAAAGGCTCTAGCTAAAGATGTTGTTCACCCTGCTAGAGCCTTTTGTTGTATTTATATTAAAACTATTGATCCAAATGGTATTTATTTAGCTGTTTCCGGCTGTTTACCGCTAAATTTCCCGTTACTATCACGATTATACCTATTAGAACGTTTAGAGCTATTTTTAGCTTCATTCAACATATCTTGAACTTTAACTATTCCTTCATCAATAGTTTGAGTATGTTCTTTAACAACATTTATTGTTCTGGCAATATATTTAAGTGAATCTAAATTATTAGAATTATCTTTCATTATAGTATTAAGTTTATCATCATTAGAACTATATTTTGCAAGAACTATTTCAAGTCCTTTGATATGTTCAGCAATAGTATCAAATTTAATATTAATATCTCTTATCATAGAATATTGTATATCAATATTCCTAAGGATATTTTTAGTATCGTCAGTAGTTCTCTTTTTAACTTCTTGGATACTGCATTGAATTTCTACATAAAAATATGTAACAAGTGCTGCAAGAGCAACAATTAAAATTGTAATAAAAATTTGCATTTGATTATCATTTAAAAGTTTAACAATGAATTGAACAATATCTCTACAGGGAGTTGAATATAGAGTTATTGAAATGTTTTACGATTAATTCCCTGTAGGGGTATCATTTATAGCTTATACAGCATCAATATTATTAATAAGTATTTTAGCTCTTTGAAGTCTATTAGCAAGAATACTAAGATAATTGTTCATAGTTTCAAATTGCATACATAAATCTCTTTGTTCATCTTCCGGTAATTTCTTGAACATAGGATTATTAATAATAAACTCTTTAAGTTTATTAGCTTTAATATCTAGTTCTTTATATTCGTTAATTACACGTTGAAGATGTGGAGGAATATCACATTTACTTTTAAGACCATATCTAGCCCATTGTAGAACAAATCCTAAATGTCCCCAAATATCATCAATTACTTTTTCCATAGCAAATTTATACCCAATACCTTCATTATAGTTATTTGGATCAACACAAGAACTGTGTCTAACAGTATCAAAACCTGTAAGACTATGAGCATTAACTACAGTAGTTTTATCTCCAACTTTAATAACATCAATATTAGTAATAAAATTATCTACATCTTCTTTGAGAATTTTAGTACCATCATTCTTTTCATCAAGAATAAAATATGCTGAATCAGCAACATTTTTAGGAGTCCAAGATTTATAACCTTCGTTATAAGTAACTTCATAACCTTCAGTTTCAGAAGGATTATTTCCAATTTTATAACCTTTACGCAATGCTTCTCCTGCATTCATTGGTAGCAAATCTACCATTTTAATTCCAATAGCTTTCATATACTTTATTATCTATTATTTGCCTGTAGAACCAAAACCACCTTCTCCTCGTTCAGTAGAACCTAATTCTTCTAAAGTTTGAACTTCTTCAAAATTAATGTTTACTCTACGACGAATAAGTAATTGACAAATTCTTTCTTTAGGTTTATAAGGAAATTCATCTTCAAATTTCCTTAAACTTTTAGTAGCAGCATTGACAAAATCTTTAGTATCAATTTTATGTCTATTTGCTGTAAGACAACTAAGTATTTCATCAAAAGCATTAATTATAGCAATATCAGTTCTACATTTAAATATAACTAATAATTCTCCACGATACCCCCAATCAAGTGTCATAGGAGCATTAGGAATATAAAAATCAGTTTTAGTATTACTACTTCTAGGACGAAGTTCCATTTCATAATTATCCGGAAGAGCAAAATGTAATCCTGTATGTATTACATATCTATCTTTATCTGATTCATATTTGATAGATTTAGCATAAACGTCACAACAAGCATCTCCTTCTTTTCCATAAGCTGGAAGAGGAATATTTTCATCTTCTCTCCAAACTTTAAGAGTAGCAGTATTATAACTTTTAGTAAGTTTTTCTAAAACTTTGTCATAAGCAATACCATTTGAATAATCTACTATAGCATCAGCTATAGCTTTTAATTGATTGTCTACCATAATTTTAATTATATTTAAAGGGTTAAAAAGTTTCCAGCCATCTCAATTTTACGAGCTTTATCACCAAAGCAAAGAGTATCTAATCTTTTAGTACCTTCACTATTATCCACATTAGAATAATAACCTGTTACAGCATTATATGCTCCCCATGCAGTTCCTAATATTTCTTTCTGACCTGCACCAAGATAATAATAATCATTCATAGCAACAAGAGTATTTACTTTCTTTGTACTAATTTCAGCGTCTTGCATAGCACGCCAATTACGAGTAAATATTTCTTTAAGATTATGCCCAGTAGCTTCTATATTATCTAATTCAGATTCAGTAAGAACAACATTGGCAAATAATTTTTGAGCATCTTCATCTTTACATCTTCTTTTATACATACTAGCATAAACTTCATTAAGATAAGTTATACGTTGGTCACAAATACCAAGTATTTCAGATGCAATATCAATATTCTTATGAACAGAAGTTGTATGTCTAAAAGATACATAATTAGAAGAACCTCTAATTGCAGCATTAAGAGTATTTTTACAAATTACTCTGATAGGACTAAATAATATTTTAACTCCACTACTACCATCATGAGAAGTAGTAAATATTAAATAATTATCTACAGGGTCTTCTCCATTTACTAATATTCCTTTAGGAAGTTTAGCTGAAACAAATATTCTTTCACCTCTACCAAAAAATCCAGCTGTTTGAAATATAGCTTTATTTTTACCAATAGCATCGTCAAAGAATTTAAATGCTTCAATATTTTGTACAGGAGTATACCTTTCTTTAACAATTCCTAAAGGAATATTATGGTCAGTACGATAAGTAGCATAAGCATTTGGGCAATTATTAAAATAATCACCCCCATAAAGGAAACCTTCTTTTTTAGTAGTATCTTCAACTAAACCGGGCATTTTAGCAATAAGTTCACATTTAGCAACTTCCCAATTTAATCCAGATTTAATCATTACTTCTTCTGAAGTACCACAATCTTCAACATTCACAGCTCCTTTATATACAAAAGGAAGCCCTTTTACAGAATAAGCCATATCTATTTATTTAATTTCTTAAATTTACGAATATCAAAATAACTTTTAGCATAAACATCATAAGATATTTCAACATCATAAATTTTATGTAATATTTTTAAAGTAGGTTCTCTTTTGTCAACAGTAAAAATAATTCTATCATCTTTAAGTTTAATACCACTACAAGGTATAATAATAGGTTTTTCAGGAATATAAGATTGATTATCTATAAAAGATTGTTTAATTTTGCACCCAATTATAGTTTTTCCTGTAAATACTCCACCTGCATTAATATTAATATCAATATTAGTAATATTATAAGAATATAATATATCATTAATACTATTATATTCTCGATTAGTAAAAACATCATAATAACGTTTACATTGTATACAATAAGCATTATTATTATAAATACCTTTATCGTTTTTTATAATATGTTTATCTCTAATATTTATACCATAAGAATCAAATTCATTATCTTTTAAAGTAAGAGGAGTTAAGTATCCTCTAGTACATAACTCCGTTAATTCATTTAATATTATATTTCTATTATCTTCAGTATCTCCTCCGCATACATCTATTTCATGACAAATACTTATTAAATTTCTCATCCTATCAATAAGCTCTTTATCATTATTAGATTGTACAATAATATTTGCTTCTCTAACGGCTATTTTTGTAAGATAGCCATCATAAGAATTAGCAATAAATTCTACTTTTTCCATAGTTATTTCATTTGTAATGAATCTTTACTTTCAATCGTAGCTACAGAAGGAATAGAAAGATCGAATTGTTCTCCATTTTGAATAGCATTTTTCCAATCTTCTTTAGGAGTATTATTTCTAATAACACTACTAATTCTATTTTCAGAATATGCTTTTAAACAAGCGCCTCCATTTCTAAAATAATCAGAAATAGTCATAGAATGAGTTATTTCTAATTTCATATTAGTAATATCGGCTAAAGTAAATAATTTAAATTCATCACCTTGTTCGGCTTTACAATTAGCATTTATAGAATCTAATATTCCAACCAAATCAATATCTTCTCCTGTATATAAACAACCGGAAGCACAAATTTCATGAATATATCTTTCAAATGCAGAAATAAATATATTTATCCTATCTTCATCTACATTTACAGAAGAAGTACTTTTAGTAAATATTCTAATTGTAGGAAGTTCTTTAAATTTATTTCCAGTTTTACCTTCTTCTCCAAATTGTTTTACTGCAATAAGCATTACATCTTTCAATCGTTTAACACGATTTTCGTACTTCTTTCTAACAGCAGCTATACGACTCTCTTCTTCTTTACATGCTTTTGCATCAGATTCCCAATTCTTAATAGCTTTAACGTAATTATCAAGTTTAACATTAAGTTCTTCTTGTTTAATATCTAATAAAGCTATTTGTTCTTCTGTAATTTCTCCTCCTGATTCTTCAATAATATTAAATAATTCTTGAAGTTCATTTTGAATATTATAAATACTTGCCATATTAATATAATTTACTTTTTAACGTCCGTTATCAATAGTAGTATAAACTCGTTTAACTTTAATTCTTCCGCAATTAGAACAACGATTAATAACAACTTTTCCTATAATTTCATTTCTGAAATTCTTCATCTCTTCTTCTTTATAAATCTCATACTTATGAGCACCAAAGAAACATTTAATATCTTGATGTTTATTTTCCATCTATACTTTTATTTTAAATCTAGTATATACTTCACCGGGTTTTAAATTAGTAGCAACCTTATGTTCATAAAATACTTTACCACATTTATCACATACATTTCGATAATATATATTATAAACAAGTCTACTATTATAAGTATTTTTGTTCTTACAAATAAATTTAGGTTTACATATAGCAATAGTACTAACATATTTATGAGAACAAAATAAACTTATAATCCATTTCTTAATCTTTTTCATAATATCTAAACAAACTATGAAGTTTACGAATACGTCTTTTACTTCCATCATATACAACGAAAGTTTCAATAATTCTTGCAGAAGGATTAATTTCTTGCAAAGCAGTTTCTATAGTATTTTTAGTTGCACCTGAATAATAAGAATCATCGAAAAATATAAAATCATTAGTAAATAAACTATTTTTATATAATTCAACTTTTCCTGTTTTTCTTATTCCTCCATCAACAATAATAATATCATCAAAGAAAGATAATAGTATCTTGTTATAATTATTTATAATAGCATTACCAAAGTTACCACTAAGTATTAATACGCGTTCTTTAATATAATTATTATCATAAATAGATAATAATTCATTAATAGCAAAATTTATAAATATATTAAGAATACTACTATCTCTCCTAATCATATCGTCAAGAGCATTAAAGAATTTTTCTCCTCCTTCTTTATGTTCTTTTAAAAGATTTGCAATTTTATTATTTAAATTCATGAACTAAATTCTTTAACAACTTTAAATCTTTTAATATTTAATCTAAAATACGGTTCTCCATCAATATCATTCATTGTCATAGAATATAAATCCATAGCATTTGGATTAAAATTAATATCTATAACATAAATACCTCTTTTAGTAATATATACATCTCCAGATAGTTCTCTACCGATAAATTTTATTTCAATACGTGGTTTACCTGAACTCATATCCTAAATTAATTAATCGTTGACGAATAATTTTAGCTATAATTTTAGCATTAGGATGAGGAGAACCTGTAGTACCATAATATCTTAAATCAAGAATATTACGCCATTCTTTAATAGAATAAGTATAAACACATTTAGTAGCAGTATCTAAAGGAAGAACTCCTCTAGCATCTTGTTTTTTCATTCCAAGTTCTACTAAATTTTTATAATTATCAAATTGTTCTTTACACCCTTTGATATAATTAGTTATAATAGTATCATTATAACTTTTGCTATAACAAGAATTATTTTCTGATATAGTAAACCACCAAGGACGACAAAGAGTTCCATTATCATAAACATATCTTGTAGATTGTTCAGCAATATTATTTGGACTAACTCTATTTAATTCTCTACTAGTACTAATTTGAGTAATACAACAAAATGTATGTCTTAATACATTCATACCTTCTTCCCATTCAGATATTTCAGTTTCAGAAACTCTATAATTCTTTAAAACTTCTCTAGCTAATTTATTATCATGTATATATTGACCATTTGTAGATAAATATATATTCTCATGACCATATTCAACACAGCAATAAGGACTGTTAAATATAGTATCAAAATAATTATTAGTATATAGAGCATATCTAGGAATTATATAATAATAACTTTCATGACGAAGCATAGAAAGATGCCCACTATTAATAAGTTTATCTCTAAACTTATCATAATTTGTTATTGTTTCAGTAGCATAGCAAACAGAAGCACATCTAGCAAAATGTGCAACGTTATTAATATTTTTCCAAAGTTCAACACTAGGTTCTATAATCTGCATAATATTTTATTTAAGATTTAACGAATTAACAAAAGCTAGAGCTTTATAGTATAAAGTTAATAAAGTACTATTATTAGTAATCAAGTTTGTATATTGAAAATCACAAATTTCAGATTGATGTCCTCCTTCGGAGGATTCCCCTATAGGGGTAGCACTATCTCTTTCGATTTTTATTACTCGATTGTTAATATAATTATTAATAGCTATAGCTTCATTATTAAATCTAACATCTGCTATTATACAAAAACCCTTTAAATAATTCAATTCATTAGCTTTTGCAATAGTACTATTAAGCCAAATATCTTTTCCAAGTATTTGTCTACAAACATTAGTACCGAAATATTGTAATAAAGTACGGAGTTTAATAACACATTGAAATCTGAGATTAGTAAGAATATAAGATAAAGAATTAAGTTCTAAATCTTTAATATCTATTTTATAAAAAGTTCCTCCTACTAAATCAGTATTAGAATAAAACTTTCTATTACTAAAACAATACCACATATTTTCTTTATATTTTCTATTATCAAAATAATCTCTACGAATATTATAAATAATAGATAAACAATCTTTCAGATTATCTGCATAATGTATAATAGTATCAGGTTTTTTATAAGTACTAGAAAGTCTTGCAAAAGTATTATTCTTTTTATTCCATTCTACATATGTAGCTTTAGCTGTTCCAACTTCTAGTATATAATTAATCATTAAAGCAAGGGTATCTTTACCGCTTCCCTTTGTTCCCCCAATTCCAATTATCATGATTAGTTTTCTTAGGTTGATTTAATATTTTAATAGGCTCTTTAAATATAGGCTTAGGTTCTTCTTTTTGCTTAGTATAAGTTTCAAATTCAATAGCTTTTCTAATAGATTGAATATTTTCATCTATAATAGATATAAACTTTTCTAATAAAAGTTTATTTATTTTAGTAAGTTTATCTCCATGTATTACAGCATCGCGAATATCATTGAATCCTATTTGTTCTCTAAGATTTCTAAGATGCATAATCATAGTAGTATAAGCTATTAATCTATCAGTAGTATCATTAATATCAATAATTTCTCCTATAATATCATTAATATCCATATAATATATTGTTTAATTATTTCCCACAAATATATAATTTATTTCGTAAAATCGCTATAAATTATGACTTTAAATAAAGCTATTTCCGATATGCTTTATAAAACTGAATCTTTGCATTACATTGAAACACTTTGTAGCAAATAAAGCTAAAAACAGCTATTAAATACAACGTAATACTCCATACATAGCCGGAGGATACAAGAAAAGGAGTCACTATTAGTAACTCCTTCAATAATAGAATATTAAATAATATTATAAACATCATAATATTCATTTGATTCTACAATATCTGCATCAATATTTCCTCTAAATTCAGTTTCTTTTACTATGTAGTTTTTAATTTCTCCTCTAATCTTAATTTGACAACGACCATAGTTATCAACATGACAACGACGACAATTACTATTAAATTTTTGTTCACTGACTAAAATATAATAACTTCTTCCGCCATTATTTTCATCATTAATAGCACATTCTACATAATAAACATAACTCTTTTTAACAGGAAAATAGAATAAATCTTTTCTACGATCATAAAATGGTTGTTTAGTATTAATTGTAGGATTAAGTACTTCAAACTTAGTAATTGGTATTTCAGATAAAGTACTCATTTTAGACAATTTAGGTCTTTTAATACTCCTATGATTAAAACTAATTCTAGGCATAATTTAATATAAAACATAAGTTGTTTTAATATGAAAAGGAACTTGAGTCACTCCACTTCTTTCACCATATTCTACATACATATATTTGCCAATAATATGTTCTTTTTGTGAAAGACATGATTCTTGATAAGTATGACTTCCTCCAACATGACATTCAAACATTTCCTCATTAATATCATTTTTACATAGAAATAAAGGAATGTTATTTCTTTTATTTCCTTCAGGATATATATCAACAATAAGAAATTTACCATCAGTAGTAGCTTTATACTTAATCATAGCACTATTACGTTTACCGTATTGATATTCAGCTCTAGGATTACGCATAATAAGACCTTCAAAACCAAGTTCAATATATCTATTTCTGGTTAAATTTGCAGTTAAATCATCATTAATAATATTTTCAGGAAGAATTATAAATCGTTCTTTATTATTTAAATGTTCTTCTTTATTATTAAATCTTTTACTATATTTATGAAGATAATTATAACGAATAACACATCTTTCTTCTTGACTATAATCTTCAATTGCTATATCATAACACCAATATTGAAGAAGTTTATTTTCTTTACATTTTGGGTCTTTAACAAAATGATTAATTTCATTAACTGTATGACCCGGTAAATAAACTTCACCATCTAATATATAATGTTCTTCTAACATTTTATCAAGAAGATTTTTAGGAATAATAGAAAGCAAATAATCTTCTAAATCAATAAGACTATTCCAAACTGTACCTTCACAAGATTGAAATACTAGACTTACTGGTTTAAACATATCACAAGTATTTATTTTAGCACTAATAAAACAACGAAGACCATTAATTTTATATTGACCTAAATAATTACTACATTTTTTAAATATAGAATCTTTATATGTTATAGCTTTCATAGGAAGCGTATAACCTTCAGTAGTAGTACGAATATCAGGCAGATATTGATTAAGATAATTACATAGAGATTCCTCTACAGGGAGTTCAGTATTATCTTTTATTTCAGATAAGAACTTATATCCAGCTTTTCTTTTAGCTTTTATTCTTGAATCAACTTCGAGTTTAACAATACGATTAGTATTAAAAGCTTCAGATATAATAGTTTTACCTACTATTCCATGAACGACTCTAACAATTTTATCAGTAAGTTCTTCACAATACCATACACAAGGTTGACCAAAATTATTACGTCTATAAAGAGCTTTTAAATAATCAAATTTAACTCCACCATTAGTTGTTATCATTATCTTTAATTTTAGGTTTAAAACTAAAAGTCATTAAGTTCATAGGAACTCCACCTTTTTCTTTTTTAGTACGAACTTTCTTTTTAGTAGCATTAAGTTCTTCTAATAAATTTGGATTTTTACTTTTAATGACTTCTTTAGTATGAAGATTTTCATAAATATAGATAACTTCATTAGTAAATAAATCTTTTGTTTCTTGTCTAGTAAATATATTAGGAATATTCTTTTTAGAAATACGTTTACTCTTTGTAGTAACTTTCTTATTTATATAAGGATTATTATGTTCAAAAATAAGATTATCAATATGAGTTTTGATAATTAAATCAATCATTCTATTATAAAGATAATAATCATCTATTTTACATAGATACATATATATTTCATCTAAATAATTTTTATACATAGTAAAATGTGTCATCATAGGACGACCAGAAGGATATTCTTTAGTACAATCAACTCTAAGTAATAAATCCTTAATAATATATTCAATAGTATTATTAGAAAGTTCTCTTATAACAGTTCTCCATTGAAAATTATTAAGTTTAGGATAATCTACTTTAAGACTATCTTTAGTTTCGGTAATAGGATTAAAGAAATTAATTATCATAATTATCGTAATAATTAATATTGGTAGCTAAATCATAATCATAAATATAAATTATAACATGATTTATAGTATCAGAAGTAGCATATTTCTTAATATATTCTTCATATAAAGAATTAGCTACTTCTAAATCATCAGTTATAGCAATCTTTTCTTTGCTATTAATAATAACTCCTATTTCAAAACGTTCTAAAGTACTAATTTCATCCAGTTCCATTACATATAATGTGCCTTAACTTTATATACAATAATACGTTTAGGCTTACCGATTAGAACATGATTATATTTCATCCATTTAACAGGGTCTGAAGTAGGAGCAGCTTTAACTTTTCCATCTTTAGTTGTAAATGTGCCATGTTCATAATCAAAATCAGAATAAACCCAAGAAGACATAAGGTGGTCATCTACAAGATTATAACTTTTTATTAAATCTTTATCTTCTTTATTATTAAAATCAATTTCTCCATACATATAGATATCAGTAGCAGGAATTATTCTCTGAGTAAAATCATCATGATAAAATTTAACTCCACCTCCTGCATCGCTATTATCTATTTCAATTTCTTCTTCTTCAGAAATAGCTTTCATAATAACTACTTCTTTACCTTTACTTCCATCAAAATGGTGCAGTATCGCCCTCTGACGTATCCCTAGCAAATTTATTGTTTTCTCGTGCATAATTAATAATATTTTTAATTGTATTTATAACTAATTTAAAAACTGTATCAAAAGAATTTCTTTCAACTAACTCTGCAAAATCCTTTGCATTATATTTTTTAGGAATAAGAATAGGTATTATCCTAAATATATCTCGTAGCCATTTGGCTTGTACTTTTCCAACTTTATCATTATCCATTAATGAAACTATAATACCTTTATCAGCTAATTTAGTAACCAACCAAGTATATTCAAAATCACGAAGTTTATAAGTTTCATGTGGAATATTAATAACACCTATTTTTACATCTAATTCCCTGTAGAGAGAAAGTATGTTTAATAGATTTGCTCCTAGACATACTCTATCTTTTGTAGACTTAGTTATAATTATAATATTATAATCATTTCTTTCAAGATTATAAACTCCTTCAAAATGATTACAATTAGTAATAAATCTAGTATAACTTTTATCTCTATAAGGAAAATATAATTTAATATCATTTACTCCTGACCTATCTTTACCTAATAAATAAGCATAGCATGGGTCATCTTGAGCATAATAATATTTAGGTGTAGGATTAACTTTCATATCAACATAATATTGGTCGATAGGATATATAAAATGAGTATTAAGATATTGTAAAGGAACTCTAAATTTTCCCCAATATTCTTTATCAAGCATATTCCATGGTCTAGTAACTAAATCTATTATAGGTTTTCTCTTTTTAATTATATCAAGAGAAACATTAATTTCTTTTATTAAATTAATATCTTTAGATTGACCATAAAAAATATCTTTAAATGTAAGAGCAATATGTTGTAATACTCTTATAAAATCTTGTTTGTTAGATATATTTATATTTTCTTTATAAATACTAGATATAATTAAAGCAACTAAATCAAAACAATCTCCCCAAAAATATCCAGCAAAGTCTTTCATTTTTAGTCTACCTTTATTATCATATCTAAAACCTACAGTAGGATGATAATCTTCTCTAATAGGAGAAAGAATCAATTCACCTGTTTCAATACAATATTGAATCATTGAATCGGATATATTTAGATATGTACTAAAAATAGTAACTTGACTTACTTTACTAAGAATTAAAGTTTTAGTAAGTTTAGAATTATTTATTCCTTTTCCCATTATCAATAAAATAAAAAAGACCTACCACATATTCATCATATGCAGTAGGTCTAATTTGAACGAAATATAAAACAGGAACTACAAGAAGAAGACTACCGCTTAATTAAAATGGTAAATCTTCACCAGCTGCGGCTGCCATTGTAGGGTCAAATGGAACTCCTCCCATATCTCCTCCAATTCCCGGAACAGCAGTTCCACCCATAGCAGCAGGTACACCCGGCATATTAGGAGCTTTAGCTTTATTCTCAATATTCATCGGAATAATAGCTTCATTGATAGGATTAAGCCTAATAGCAGGCATAACATTCTGTTTGAATATTTCAAGACAACCTTCTCCAACAAAAGTAGGGAAAGCAAGTTCTCCATTATTAATAGGAGTCCAACCTTTCTTCTTATTCTTATTATAACGAAGGAATTTCATATAAACAGCAATAGCTTTGCCGTCTTTACTCTTATACACAGGTTGACCATCGCGACCATGATTCATGATATGCTCAACATTCTGAAATAAAGTTCTCCATCCTCCAATAATTTCTTCAACTGCAAGAGGAACATATGCTCCTTCTTCATCAAAGTCTTCGAAAGGCAAAGATAAAGCAATCTCTTCTTCTTCAGTAAAAGCACGACCTTTAAGATAATAAACATTCAGAATATGTTTTAACCAATCAAGCGGAGCATTTACTTTCCATTCTTCTTCACCACCGGGAATAGTTTTAGTATTTGATTCTACTGCATTAAATTGCAAAGTCATATATTTACGACGAGCAGGATCATCATCATTTGAAGCAAATGTAAATACAAGTTTAGGAATCTCACAACCGTTAAATGAAGGCATACCGGTTTTATCTTCACCAATCGTAATAACAGTATAATCTACACTTTCTAAGTGACCTAAAAATAGACCTGTAGGTAAAGCGTCAGAATGACTAAATTTAAGTCTTTGAGCGCCTCTAGCACTACCTAGACCTCTACGACCAGTTTTCTTCTTAACAACTTCTTGTTCTTTTTGCTCTTCACCAGCAGCTGCGCTTTCTGCCTTGTTTTTAGCTTCATTACTCATAAATCTACAATTTTTTAATTAAACGTTTAATTATAAAAGAAAACCGATAACAGTTATACCATTATCGGTTTAAAAATCACAATGTACGAGAATTATTTACTCTTCGTCTTTGTTTCCAACACGAGAAGGTTCTTTATCGGTGAATTCACCAAGAATAAGAATCTTAACGTTTACATCTTCGTAACCATTGTTTACGACTGCATCTTGAATATTGTCAATGTCAATATCAAACACACGGTTAAATTTGGTAGCATCTTCACCCATATCAGACTTCATTTGTTTCCAAACGTTAGAATCTGTAAAGTTCAATACAGTACCAGCACCGGTGTTACCTCCGGGATTTGCACAACGAGAACCTTTGAACTTCTCAACTTCACGAGGTTGAACAGCACTAATCAAAATCTCAACTTGTTCTTCTTTCGTAATACCTTCACGACTCAAAGCATCTTTAACTTCGTCAGAAGCATCTTGCATTGCAGCTTCTAACATCTCATCAAAGTTAGCAAGAACAAACTTTGTCTTATCATTCTTAGTAAGACGTTCAGCAGTTGTTCTAACATTACCTTTCGGGTCATATTCTTTGATACCTTTGGTAATAGCCCAAACATCAAATTCTTTATGAATAGCAATAACGGCTTCCGGAGTATCAAGTTCCAATCCGTTTGCCTCACAGAAATCAATAATTTCTTGAGCTTTCTCACGAATTGCAGCATCAATATTATCAATGTTATTCAAGAACATAACATATTCTCCGTGACCAATACCGAGAACACGACTAACAGGCGGAGTTATACGGAAGTTACCTTCTGTGCTTACAGCAATAAGTTGGGGTTCAACAACAACGTTTCTTTGACCTGCATTAACAGCACTGAATCCGAATCCTAAACCTTTGATAGTTTTCATAATCTTAAAATTTTTAATTTAACAATTTAATTTATTTATTTCTTTATGAAGAGTAAAACTTTTTTATCCAACTATTTCAGCCTCTTCAAACTGAGTTAGTTCTTCACTTCCAAGTTCTTTACCAGCTACTATTTTTAATTCAGTAGTTTCCATAACACCAAATAAAATATCACTAGCAACTTCACGAGCGGCATACGTAAAAGCTCTATGACTAATTAATATTCTAGGATACTTTTGATATGTATCTTTATCGAACATTTTAGCTGCAACAGCTTCATTATAAGAAAATCTACCTAAACCTTTAACTTCTTTACCTCTAATAGTACGAGTTATAACGTACTCGGTAATATAATCTACAGGCATATTAGCAATACGATAAACAGGAATTTTACCAGATTTAGTTATTTCTGCCATTTGAGCTTTATTTAAAGCAACAGAAAATTTATTAGAAACAGCTAACTGATAATCTTTATAAATATTTCCTCCTAAATCTTTATAGTACTTGACAGGATAAACATATATATTGTCATCTGCATTAGCAGAAGATTTCTCTTCAGCTTCTTTTTGATTTTTACATCTAACAACATAATCAGGAAAACTACCATCAATAAATACATTAATGCCATCTGTATATTCATACAGAGGTTGATAATCTTTGGTACATTCCCAAGTACAACCTGCCTTTGACAATAACGCTTTAATGATATGTATATCAACACCTGTTTTGCCATTAATAACATGAATATGTTCAATACAAGTTGAAAAAGGTAAACCAAGGTCTTGCGCTCTCATAAGAATAGCAAAACCTTCTTCAATAGTTTTAATACCTCCTTTTTCACTTCTCATAATTCTTTTAAGAAAACTTTCAGCAGCAACCATTTGCTTTTCATCAAAGAAATTAATTGCACCAAAATTATTTCTAGTTTGAATATCTTCACGTTTAGCAAGGTGTTGAACATCATGTTTATCCTTAACTTTAGTTTCAGTTACCTTAGCAACTTCATCTTTAGTTTCAGCATCATTTTGTTCTTTATTCTCGTCCATAGTGTCAAAGAGCGTTTGTTTTAATTACACTACAATAATAAGGCATATTTTTCATATTACAAAATAATACTGCCATTATTTTCGTCAAATTCAGCAATATTTTCCTTATCGTCTATTACCTTAATTAATTGGTTCGGTTGTTCCCTCGTTAATCGTTCTTCTTCGATAGTATTAGTACAATATATCCGAATAACGTTAGTAGGAATACCCCTAAAAGTAATATTATGAAATCTACGCTTTATATCAATAATACTATCACACAATGTACTTGTGATAATTACCAAATCCACAGCTATTTTCAGCTTATCAGAGGATGAGTTTTTAATGGATAATACATTTATACGGTCGTAATTAAAAGCCTTCATAAACTCATTAGATAAAGCCTGTGAGGCAAATATTTTTGGTTGACCTTTCATTTTACCACTCTTAACAAGAATAGGTAGACCTACTTCATCATAAAGCATTCTACTTTCAATATTATCATGATATTCTCCACATATAATTTCATCTTCTGTATTAAGATGTTTAGCTATATTACTAGCAAATTCTCCTCGTTTAGAAATAATAAGAATTTTCTTATCTTTATTCTCTTCAACTATCTTTTTAATTAAATCAAATTTTTGAGAATTATCAGTAACTAAATCTCTTCTTTGTTTTATAATATTATAAACAGTACAAGCTCTTTCATATAAAACATTTGGATTATATACAGCATCTATTTGCTTGTTAAATTCAATAGAAGTATCAAGATTTTCATTCCAACCATTATTAGAAGCAATAGTATTTCTTACTTCAGTAGCACTTATTCCAAGACGAGCATCTCCTACTTTACATTTCTCAATATTACTAAATTCACCAAATATAGTAATAGAAGTAGAAATATATTCAGCACATTTATCATATTGCTCTCTTTCTTCATCAGTCAATTCAACTCCATATCTATGTTCCTCTACAGGGGAATAAATAATATCTTGTTTAGCATTTTCAGCATTTACAGTAATATTCATATTAGGAAGCAATCTTTGTATATTCATTACAAATTCAGGATTCATATGTCTTTCAGTAAGAATACATAATATAAATTTATTTTCTTGAGCAAGTTTATTTATAAGAGAAAAATCTCTATTAATACCTACAGTAATAGCAAAATTATATTCATAATTATAAGTACTTTTAACAAAATCAGCACTTAATATTCTAAGACGAGATATATAATTTAATGTAGAATACTTTTTAAAATAATCTAGAATTTTCTTTCTAGTTTCATATTTATCTACACAAATAAATATCTGACCTTCTTTGTGTTTATCACAATATGGAATAACAACATTAAAAATAACTTCAGAAATATCAAAAGGTTCAAAACAATATAAACTTGTTCTACCTCTTTTATTCCTAAATTCATTTTTAACTTGTTCCATGAATTTATCAGAGTTCTTCATCATTATCGTCAAATAGAGTATTATACATTCCAGAATATCTATCTATAAGTCTTTTGCCGGATAATGTTCCAGCTTTTCTATCTCCCTTTTTCTTAGGACTAATAGATAACTTAATAGGGTCAATAATTTTAAGACATTCATTATAGTAATAAGAATAACATATATTTCTATATTCTATTCTAACATCATCAAGACTATTTAGTACAGTAACTTTTTGTCCTGCACATAAATTATTTTTAATACTTTCAGCTTTATTTACTTTATATATAGTACCACCTTCATTAGAAACAAAATATCTTACATTTCTTTGTAGTTCGATAGTTTCTTTTCCTTTACAAAATTCAACATTAAAGTTTCTACCTACATTTTGAGTTTTACAGAAATCAAGAATATTCTTACATTCATATAGACTTTCCATAATAGGTTTTCCTTCAAGAAAATAATTAGCTACAGCTTGTGCTACAATTGGCATATCATAACCTTTTTGTAAATCAACTGCATACATTTTAGGATTTAATGCTCCTTTATAAGTTAATTTACCATTAAGTTCTCTCACAATATAATTATTAATATCACGATTAATATAACAATCATATTCTTCACTATCAGCTTCAAAACCAGTTATTTGTTTCCAATTTTCAGCAATTTCTTCAAACTTTTCTTTGTCTTTAGCATATAATTTAATAACTATACCATCAGTATTAGCACTAATAACTTCAATATTATTCAATTCCAATTCTTCACATAGCATCATGATTAATAATTGACCATTAATAGTAACTTTAAGTACAGCTAATCTATCACATAAATCACCCTTTTCAAAACCTAATTTACCATAAATAGAATTAATCACAATCTTTAGAACTTCAGCAAGCACTTTAGAAGGTATACCATCAATATCTCCTTCAGTATGTTTAGCTGCAACACGCGTATCTCTTAACCATCTAATAAGTTTAACGAAAACTCCTTCATTTAAATGTTTAGGAGCAACATTAAAATTAACGATAAGAGAAGGATAAAATGAAGCAATATCCCAATGTATATAAACATAACTATCAGGAGTAAGTTTATTCCAACTAAAATCTCCTCCATTACATTCCGGAGAATCCCCTGTAGAGATATCATTATCTAATATTATTTTAGACTTTAATTCTCTAGGTATATCTTGAGTATGTAAACCACCAGTTGCAACAGTATAGATAAGATTACCAAGTTTAATTTCTTTAGTAAACGAATCTTTATTAACAGAATAAATAACAACTTGTTTCATTTCTTCAAGTATATCTTGAAGATATTTAGTTTTAAACTTAATACTAGGAACTATAACACGTTTAAATGCTAAAGCGGTACGTTCTGTTTTACGTCCTGTCCATTGACTAGGATGTAGCCCACTAAATTCAGAATAAAACTTAGTAAATAATTTATCTGCAATATTACTTCGAGAACTGTTAAGAACATCAACTTGATATACATTAGAAATACTATATCTTAATCGTACTTCATCAATATATAATCTTACAATTTCACATACAATGAAAACATCATTTTCATTATAATGCATAGTAAGAGGAATCCATTCGTCAATAATATATCTATCCCATTTATTAATAGTATTATTTAATACTTCAGGAGGAAGTCCTTTATATTTAGGATTCTTAGAATAAAACTCATAATCAACACCATCTTCAATAGGAGGAAGTTCATGTTCTAATAACTCATACCATTGAAGATTAATAGAAGTTTGTTTAAGACTTTTAGGTATATATCTTTTATTTCCATCTTTATCTATATAAGTACCAGCTTTATTCAAAGCGAATATACGCATAACATCTATATCTATATATGGAAGTCTGTAATTTCTAAGACTAGTAAGATAATAATCCTTATATGAAGCATCTTTATCATCTTGAGTTTCAATAATTTTCTTTGAAGTTTCATATAATTTAGTAATAAGTTCTTTAGTAGAATTAACTTGATTATGAAACATTAATAAAGCTGCAACCATTAATCTATCATAATTCATACTATTATAACCGAACATATCAGTTCTAACAGGTATATTACGATGGTCATAATGCATACGCATATCATTTAATGCTCCAAGCATAGGAATAAGTTGACTATCATCCTTATCTGTAATATAGTAAGATTTTTTCTTTACAGTAGCAAGTTTTTCTTTTATTTCTGCAACAGTATATTTTTGTATTAAAGGAATAGGTTTTCTTTTACCTTTATTATCTATAATACAACTATCTGCAAATTTAGTTAGATAATCTTGTAAATCAATAATTACAATACTAAAGAAATTCGGAAGAATTTCAACGTCATATGCTTTAGATATAATCATAGCTTATCTACCATAACATAATATTAATTGCTTTCTAGCACGAGAACAAGCAACATATAGTCGCCTAAGAAGGTCATCTTGGTCACAATAAGGTTGACCAAATTTATTATAAATCATATCATTTACATCTACAAATACATTATCATAAGTAGAACCTTGAGATTTATGACTTGTAATTGCAAATCCATAATCTATATCTCTACTATATAATAATTTACCTGCTCTATCAGTAATATTTGCAGCTATAAGATATTTCTTTCTGAAATCATAATATGCTTTCCATTTAGCTGTACGAGTACCGCTATGAGAATTTTTAGCATCAGTAATTAATTTACTAACAGTATTATGATAAGCAACAATACTTTGAGGATGTTTATGGTCTATAATAAATAACGGTTTAGTAACACGTCCTCCATGTACTAATTGAAATCTAACAAGAAAACCTTTAAATCCATATTTCTCATCAACATAATCAACTATATCATTTATAATATATTCTTCACTATTATTTATTACAATTTCAAGAAACTCATTAACAATAGTACTGTATGACATTATTAAATCATTTTTAGTAATAATCGCTTTATTAGAATCACGTATAATTGTATTACGAATATAATTATTCCAAGCGGTAATACAATTATTCGTATAACCAATAATACGATACATATCAATATTCCTAGTATATTCTTCATTAGAAAAACTTCTATCAATTAAAGACTTAAAATCTACAGGAGAAACAATACTAAATCCTTCTCCTAATTCATTATATTGATTAGTACCAACTCTAGAAGATATATAATTAATAAAATCATATGTTCTTCTAGTAATATCTCCTCTTAATAAATCTAATAAACCATTAATAGGATTTGTTGCTCCTTGTCTAACAACTTCTGTTAATTTATATACTTCTGAACATCTTTCAAAAGCAATAGATTTACGTTCATTTACAGGAGATAATTGATGGTCATCGCCAATAAATAATATTTTAATCTCATTTTCTTTACATTTATTACAAATGAAAGTAACAAGTTTAGCAGGCAACATAGAAGCCTCATCAATAATAAGAAGTCTTATATTTTCTAATTTAGGAGAAGCCATAGGATTAAATTGTGGTCTAGAAGGGTCAAAATCTTCTAATTTTAAATCTAATCTAAGACCAAATGTACTCTGAATAGTATCTACAGTTTTTCCTGCAATAGCGCTACTAAATACTCTACATGCTTTATGAGTAGGAGAAGTACATTTAATAGTACTATAAGCATATTTACAATGAGTAATTATATAATTAGTAATAAAAGTTTTACCAACTCCACCAGCTCCAACTAATCCTATCATATATTTTTTAGAATCAAATGGAGCTGCAATAAATTCAATAATACCATCTATTGCGTTTTGCTGTCCTTTGGTAAAACTTATATTACTATTATTCTTTTCTTTTTCAACAACGGTTAAATCATTCATTTTCTTTTATTCTCCGTAATCTTTTATTTTCAGAAATAACTTCATAGTTAGTTCTCCAAAAATTAAGTGCTTTTTGTGCAATTTCATTATCAGCATCCACAAATGCTTTTTTGAAATTAAATCGAAGAGTTTTAAATCTATCTTCAACTATATTTCCAATTACACAAACTCCCGCAGCAAAAGGAAGAAATACATCTTTATCACATTCTATTTTACGTTCAGCTCGAACACATAGTATTCTTTGCTTATTAGTATCAAGTAATTGTGCATAGACATTTTTAATATTCTTACAACTAAAACTATCGTCAGTAAATTTAAATTCACCTCTATTAGTATAAACATAAAAAGATGCTTCAAGAGTAATAAATACTACTCCCAAAACATCTTTTTCAATTATATTGTAAGTTCTACTAACATTAGTATTAACTTTCCTTTTACTTTCTTTCTTTACTGGAATAGAAAAGTTAAATATAGGCATAACAAATTAACGTTTAAGAGCAATTTTCTTCATAACGTTTTTAGTCATATTAGCCATATTTATTTTAGCTTTTCTTAGAGTTTTACCGCCAACAATTTCGTTAGCATTATTCTCTTCTATTTCTACAGATAACGGTTTACCTTTTCTTGGTAGTCTACTTACCATTAAATAAGTATAACCGCAATAATTACAAAGGTAATCAATTTTACCCCAACTACCATTTCCTACATCTGTAGCTTCTTTATCTACTAATATAGAACGAGTTCCATAATTAATAGAAATACCACTTTTACGGTCTAACGCCCGTACAACATTTACTTCATCATAACGCTTTTTAGCCATAACTTTACGTAATTTAATTTGTTAAAGAATAATTTCATGTATTTGAATAAATTCAAGTTTACCTTTGTAACCTCTAATACGAAGTTCATTAATAAGCTCTCTTGGAGTAAATTTAGCAAGTTCGGGATTACCATCTCCTACTTTCTTTAGACAATCTTTACAAGTTTTAAGATAACCATCTTTAGAACGTCCATGCTTATTAAAAGCTGTAATAGGAAGAGTATTTCCACAAACATTACAAACTTTTGTAGAAATATGATTTTCGTTACACATAATAATAGTAATTTTAGTATTAATAAATATTTAATTTTTAATTATTAGTAATTTAAATTAAGCTAAAATCAGCTTATATTTATACTTTGGAATAACTATATGAATTGTCATATTAAACGAATAAAATAGCTAGCAATAGCTTTATATATTCATTTATTGACTCGAATAAGTACAATAAAATATTCCTACCATTAGTAGTAAATAGCAAGAAAACTACTAACAATAGGAATAAGTACAGAACTATATTTGTCATCACGACAAGTACATTTACCAATATAATTTTTGAAATTATAAAATTAATAAAAACATCTGTTGCTACAATAGGAATCGAACCTATACCGATAGAACCAAACTCTATTGTACTACCATTATACTATATAGCAATTAAATTAATAACCTAATTGTTCAGCCATTTCAGAACTTGAATCATCTTCAAACTCTTTATTAAAACGGCTATAATCAACATCATCAATGTCATTAACGAATACATCAGCATCCATTTCAATACCTTCATCTTCAAACATAAGTTTAATGTTATAGTGGTGAATATCTCTACAGGGAATTAAATATAAATCTACATGGCAAATGATAACAAATATTCAACAAACAATTCCCTGTAGAGAAGTATCATAATTTATCTTCGATTAATTATCGTTCTCTTCTTCAACAGCCTCATTTTCTCTTGCAGCATTTTCAGCTACAATTCTATCAATCTCTTCTTGGTCTGCTGCTTTATTCAGAGGACACATAATTTCTTTCTTACAGAAAGTATTAATTGTATTTTGTGCAGAAGCACTAAAACTTGCAAATGAAGCAACAAGACAATTAATAAAGAAAGGTTCTGAATAAAGATATTCACGGATAATACCGTCACATTTAACTGCAAACTTATTCCATTTAAATGTAACATAACGAGATTTACCCTTAATTTCTCCTTTTTGAAGAAGATAATTAAGAATACCCAGAGAAGTATATCTACGAATCTCTGCATTATTCTTAACAATAAGAGCAATATTCGTTATATGTTCCGGATAATTACCAGCAACAGGAGGAATATCTTTTCTTTCTTTCTTAGCAAATGTTTTTTGTTCAGCTTGAACATTCTCAGCAACTTCTTTCTCAACTTTTGCAGCTTTAGCTGTCTTACCTTTTAATTCTGTCATGATTTTTAGTATTAAATAAAACTATAGTTTAATTATTTAGAAATACAATATTAATACAATAAATTGAATAATCAAAATATTTCACGATTTATTTTTCGCTAATACTCATATTTGGATATGAATTTATTGCTCGGCAACAATTTATAGCATTAACAGTATAATATATTGTAAACGGTTATTCATATTGATATAATCTACAGCAATAATAATAGTAATAGTATTAATAACAGCATCAAAACCGTCACTAATACTATTACTGTGGATATAACTATAAACCCATCAACTTATCGGCAAGACGCATAGACATCATAGTACCAGTCTTACCAAGTTCAAACTTAATAAGATGATTAATAATAATATCATGGTCATATACTTGTGGCTCAGGATTCTCTTGAGTAGTAAACGGATTAACAAACTCTTGACCACTAGCAATATCTTGCTGTAAAATATCAATAGTTCCACCGTTGAAAATCAAGTTAAGAGCCTGTGGATTTTGTAACAAAGCATTTGCCATCCAAGCCTTTTCTTCATCTTCTTTCAAAGCACCGGTAATAGCGTACAGTGAAGTATAAATAACATTTGTCATTCCTACTTCATAAGTAGCACCTTGGTCTTTTGTAACCATACCACGAATAGGACTAGCTAAAGTCATACTAATCATAGTATAATTATCTTTCTCAGTAAAATTGACGTTCTTAATACGAACACCATTAATACGTTTGCACCCAGTTGCAATTAGTTTCTTAATCGTATTTTTATACGTTTCGATAGTTGCAACTTGTTCTTGTTGTACATCTTCAACATTAGTTTGTTGTTCTACAACTTCTTCAGTAACATTCTTAGCGTTTGCCATAATCTAATAATTTATTTAAACTTAATATTAATAATATTGGAAGAGTTAATTATCTTCCTACCGAAATTATTTATGCTATGTATGAGGTTTATATAAAAGAATAGAATAGAGATGAACCCTATTCTATATCTTCTGCTATTTTCAATAGTATATCTATTGTTTGGATATACTCATCGTTTGTTGACTTTATGGATAACATCGTTTCACTTCCGAGTAATATTGAACTAATAGTATCAATAGATGCTATTAATTGTAATCTTATTTCTGTTGCTTTTGGTACTTTAGATAGATATTCAGATCTAAGTTCTTTTAGTTCTTTAATTATTCTATCTTTAATCTTTTGTAGTGTTTGTGTTGCCATGAGCGATAGATTTTATTTTGGTATTGATTCAATTATTGCTTTTGTATTTTGATTTAGTAATAGTTTATATATTCTTGCACGTTCTGGTTCTACATTTCCATATTCTAATTCTAATCGAATTAGTTCTAATTGTAAACTTCTTACTTTATCTGTAACAGATGCTGTATTTACATCTATTACTTCTATTTGTTCTTTAACATTAGATATATTTGTTACTATCATATCTATATCTATTAGTATTACTAATACTAACATAAGTGTTAAGAACATAATTACTGTTGTTGTAGTTATTTTATTCATAATTGTTTATTGTTTTAATTGTGATATTTTTATTATTGTTATATTTATTTCATCTAACAATTCTTCTTGTGTTGAATTTTCTGTTAGTGTTGTTATTTCATCTAATAATAATGTACACATTGTATCTATTATTATTACGGCTACACCTATGTATGTTTTAGATACATTATTTGTTAATGAAAATTTATTCTTTAAATCCATTAGATTTATTAAAGCTCTATTTATAATAGTTTGTTTAGTCATGATTGATAGTATTTATAATTTAGATAATCCATTTATTGCTCCTAATAAAGCGCATAAACCAAATGCTAAATATAATAAGAATAATATTATATTTGATATAGAAGGAGAATCTTTTGATTCAGTTTTGGGTATTGAAGGAGGATTGACTCTATTGTCATTTAATGTTATTATTAATGCTATAATAAATATAGCTAATAATACTAAGGCTACTATTGTATTTGTTGTCATAATTAGGAGTATTTATTAGTGAGTGATAAATAGTGAAGCTAATGTAATTAGCTAGCTAATACTATTAATGTTGTTGAATGTGATAATAGTATTGTTATTGATATTTAATTAAAGAGAGATAAATAGGATGATTAGAATAATATTATTAAGTGTGATAAGAGAAATTCTATTATGAATTGTCTTTGTTATTATAGTAATAATATTATTAAGAGTGAAAATAAAATAAATATAGTGGAAATGTGGATTTAGTGTTGTTGGAGTTGGAAGGACAGCATAATGAATTTATTGGAGATAGAGGTGGAGTTGGAGATGGGAGTAGAGGTGGCGAGCGGGTTGTGGCACCTGCTCATCCTCCTTCTACTCATCATCCTCTTCATCATGCTGCAACAACTAATCACCACTAACTATATTATCCAAGTCTTTAATATCATTAAAAACTTTATCTTCATCAATCTTATCTTCACTAACTTTATTATACTCTTTAATTGCAAATCGAATACAACTATCAATAGCATCTCTAAACTGAATATAATTATTATTTATATTATCTTCAATAGAATAGCTTGTAATTCTAGTTGCACCGTCAATCACATTGGCTTTATTGGCAATATCAACTAATAACTTTAGTCTTTCTTCGATAACTCTTATTTGAGCTTTATTACATTCAACTATAGATTGAGCAATAGTATCGACTTCTTTAGTTTCATAATTTGTATCAGTAATAATAATTTTATACATATCAAATACTATTAAACAGTTAATAATATAGAACGCTTAATTATAATATTCTAAGCGCAAAATTCTTTATGCTTTGTATGAGGTTGTGGAGAAATATAAAATAAAGGTGATGGAGAATAAACTCCACCACCAATATAAACTACAAGTCAAACATCTTGTCAAGCAATGCGTCCAGCTTGCTTTGAACTAATTCGCTGACTTTAACGGCAGTAATAGCCGTATTATAACCTGCGTGTTCATGTGTTTTGACTTCGCCATCACTAGTTGTATATTCGCTACCAACTTCGAACTTAGTCCGCTCGATAGTCACAACAGCGTTGCGAAGAACTGCTTGTAATTCGGCTGCACCAAATCCAGATGCAATACCATTACGAAGACCTTCTTCTTTCTTCTTCGTGTACATTAAATCAAGTCCAACAACATGATTCAGCATTTGAGCAATCAATACTCTAGGCAGAAAGTCGATATAATCAACTTTAGCATCAACATATTCGCCAGTAACTGAATCACGAACAATAGCGTCAATAGCTTCGTCTAATTGAAGTCTATAACGTAGTGCACTATCATTGTCATTGTACACTCTAACAGCTTTAACCTTAATATTAAGTTCCACAGTAATAAATATTAAATTAGTAAAACAATATCAAAATATATTATGTATTGTATGAGGTTAAAAAGAAAAATGTTGAGTACTAATAGCACTCAACTAAATATTAATAACAATACATACATTAATAATACTGTACTTATCAATAGTACGAACTCGACTATACCTTGTCTAGTCTTGAGCCTTTGAATTGCTAATTTAATCATAATTATAGTAATGTAGTTAATGGAATGATAATCATTAGACTTATTGTTAGTAACAATAGTAATATGAAGTTTATTAGTTCTTTGTGCTTCTTCATGATGAATATTATTTAAATTATTTGTCAGAATAAATTATGAGTTGTATGAGGTTACTCCTTTTGTTTGACGGGGGTAGTCAAGACGCTTATCAGCACCGGGGGTAGTCTAGGTAGTACCTTCACCAACACACTCTCTAAATCAAAAATCTATACCCCCACTAACTCTCTTAATAATATCATCAACAATTCTTCATTAGCTATTATTAATAATTCTTTATTTAAAATCTTATCATCCTCCTTTACCAAATCAACTTTAATTCTCTCAATAACATTCATAACAACTCTCCAAAATATCTTCTATAACGCCCTATTATATAATATCAATAATATTTCTATTAATAACCCGCTTAATATCTTAAACTCTATTATTAATACTATCTATCTCAAAATCTCATTCTACAACTTTAATAACATCTCTATTAAAATCAACAATAAATCTCACTTAACAACTCTATTATTATACCATTTATCATTAAATTTAACTTCAATATTAATACCTACTTTATCTTTATTTGCAAAACTATTAATAAATTCTTGAATCATTTGTTCATCATAAAATGGAACAGTCCTTTCTTCTTTAAGATTTTTTATATCTATAGAATCTACTCTAGGAATTTTATGTTCTCTATCCATAACTTATTTCTTTTTATAATTACCATTACATTTAATAGTATAAGCTCTATCTTTATTCATTTTTCTATTATTAAAATAATTCTTAATCTTATTTATAATAACTTTATACCATTTATTTTTAGTAGTAGTTTTAACTACTTCAAGTTTATGTATAGCATTAGGATTGCTAAGTGGACTATATTGAGTATAACCTAAAGCATCTACACATATTTTACTAAAAGCATCTATTCCGGGATGATACATACCATCAATAAACTCGCCTCCATCTTTATCACTTGTAGGATAATGAAAAACAAGGTCTTTATCATTCATAATTTCATTACTTTAAAATTATTAATAATACGAATATAGAATAAATTTTTGAATATCCTTGCTTACTATTATATTTTATTTTATATTAGTGGACAAATAATGTCACTATGGAATTTAATATAGATAATACAGATAGTAAACGTATATACGTTAATGAAGGAGTTAGAAATACTTCTTCCGATAATGAAATACTTCCTATTTATATAAATAAAAATAAACATTCTAATAAAGAATTAGTACTATCTATATTATGTGCTGTTAGAGGAATGGATTATACTCAAAGTATTATATATAAAACTATTATTAAACATCATATTAATCGTTGTATAGGATATAAAAAACTAATTAATATATGCTCTGATATATTACATTGTAGTAATAGAACGGTAATTCGTAATATTGATTATATGTGTTTAGGTGGTATTCTTAAACGAAGTATATATGACGATGTGGTTTATATCAAAAAAGAATATGAAGTTGATATTGATAAAATAGAAAATACTAAAATTGTTGCTATTGAAATTATTAATAATGATAATACTGTTAAACTATGAACTCGACTACTCACATATCACGTTTTGATACCTTATATACGTGCGTGCAGGCGAGTACAATAGGAGTTATATATTATAGATTATATATTATGAAATAATATATAATCTTATTTCTATTATAGTATATATTATATATAGTAATATTATTAATTATAATAAATATAATATGAAGAATGAACTTAAAGAAGGTGGTGCTGATAAACCAACTACTAGAATTGTATAACTTGAAATTAAAATTAAAACTATGTTTTTATTAAAAGGAGAAAAGAGTAATTACGGAATTAATCTTCCTACATCTTTAGAAGAACTTAACGAAGAAGTATTTAATGAAATACTTAAAGACATTGAAATACCTAAACACTATTGTGTTATTGCTCTTTGTCAAAAGATGCGTTTGTTTGATATTGGAGTAATGGTTGATGGTAAAAGTGATGCCACCATAAGTGCCGTTCCTGTTATTGCTAAACTCCCTGTAGAGGGATTTACCAGTATTACAGCTGCTGTTGGAAATAGAGCGATTATTGGTCGTTCTGCAATAGAAATGGGTACTCATTTAAATGTAAATGTTTGTATTGAGCATGGAAAAGTTATGGCTTATATTAAAGAGAATCCTGAACTAAAGAAAAATATTGTTACAGGTAGACTTGCTAATCCCAAATTAATTGGAGATTTAAACAAGACTTTAGCTGGATCTAATTCTCCACATGTTTATACAATTGCGTTTAAGATTGTTCCAGAATCTGATCTTCGTGGTTGTATTAAAGTTGGACAAAATGTTAATGATATATTTAAAGCTAGTGGTCTAGCAAATTGAGAATGGATATCTCTACAGGGGATTGCCGAAGCGGAAGCTGAGGCTTCTCCTTTATGAACTAAAATTGCTATTACGAATATGGGTGAATATAATGGTAATCCGTTTACAAAAGCTGGTTTTGATTTTGAACTTGTTACTAAAGATATAAAAGATATTATTGAAGAACTTTCATACAAAAATGAAGAAGATGCTTTATTATGTGAAAGTATTATTAAAGGTATTGAAAAGAATGCTGCCAAATTTATTGAAGATAATAAAGTAGCTCAAATACCTCTTATAGGTTGTATTAGAAAAAGTCTTTTTCGTAAAGCAATAGTTGAAAAATCAGAAGTACTTCGTGCTGTTAGAAAAAATAGTACTTATGAAGAATATAAAGAATATGTTAGAGAAGTTGCTATTGATATTAAAAAACAACTTAGTACTGATAAAGCTAAAAAGCAAATGATGAATAGTATTAAAAGAAAGAATAAAAAGAAATATGATGAGTTATGCAAAACCTTAGGTCTAGCTTATGCCAATATGTATCTTTATTCTCGTACTTTATTTAAAGAAATTCCTTTTGATGCAGATGTGCAAGATATGTTTGATAATATTAAATAATGCATTATGGCTATAGTTAATATAGAAAAGATGATTACAATTGATGACACAGGTATGCCTAAAGCGCCTAATGTTCGTCAATTACAAGATAAAGATGTATTACTACTTTGGTCGAGAGATACTACTTCTGATAAACGTAAATATACACAGGAAGCTGGTATTATATATTATTTTGCTGATTTAAATAGTCCTGCAAAGAAACAAGGTCTTAGCGAAGCTGAAACTCTTAAACTTGCTATTGAGAATTATGGATTACCTAAAGATTATGTTCCAGATCAATTAGTTAAAAAACTTATAGGTAAATACTATCATGATAATATTACTGAAGCTGGTATAGCAATAGAAACTTTACATCAATCTATACATCTTATTTCTTTAGGTTCTAAAAAACTTAATGAAGAAATAAATAAAAAGTTATCCGGTGCTATAGCCGATGGAGATGTTCCAGTTCTATTAGGATTAATGAAACAAGTTGGAGATATGGTTAAAAGTGTTCCTGATTTAGTTAAAGCATTAAAAGTTGCTTATGATAATCTTAGAACCGAAGAAGAGGAACAAATTGCTAGAGGTCAAGTTAGAGTTATGAGTTCAATGAAAGCTGACGAAGATTAAATTAATATATAAGTTATGAGTTTAAGTTTAAGAGATAAAAGATATAATGACGTTCGTCTTACGTTTAAAGAAGAAGGACATAGTTACACTGATACATTTGGTAATAAATATTTGAGTACTACTACTCTTCTTGGTCAATATCATAATGCTTTTGATAAAAAGTATTGGCTTAAAAAGAAGTCAGAAGAACTTGGTATTAGTGAAAAACGTCTTGAACAACAATGGGATCAAATTAAAAATGAAGCGTGTGAACGAGGAACTAGAACTCATAATGGTCTTGAAGATGGTATTAATGAATCTTCTATGTTTAAAAAAGCTATACAATATATGTATAGACCTTCTGATGGAGATATGATTACTTTAGCTGATCTTCCTAATATAAATATGAATGTTAAAGAAATGGATATTAAAACGTTCATTGAAGCTACTGAAAATAAATATCCTGAAATATATAGAGTATTTGATTATTATACTAATAATGGATATAAGATTTATTCTGAGATTGGAGGTTTTCTTATTGATCCTCTTGTATCTGGAACTATAGATGTTCTTTGTATTAGAGATGACCAATTTGTTATTGGCGATTGGAAAACTAATAGAGGCGGTCTTAAATTTACAGCAGGTTATTATAAAAAAGATAAAACACAAAAACCTGCACAAACTACTAATATTTGGGTTGATACTCCTAATCGTAAATTATTACCTCCTGTTAATAATCTTCCGGATTGTAATGGTAGTATATATAATCTACAACTTTCTTTATATGCTTTTATGGTTGAATATATTCTCGGAATACCATGTGCTGGTTTATGGCTTTGTCATATAGATTCTGACTTTGTTTTAAATGAATATGGAATGCCTAAAAGATTTCCTGATGGTCTTTATCATGTAAAAAAGAATCCTATTGAATCTGTTACACTACATAAGATGAAATATCTTAAACAAGAAATAATTCGCATTCTTGATGATAGAAGAAAGAATGTTGCAGCAACAAGAGTTCAAAGTAGAAGTTTATTTGAAGAGTATGAATAATTTATATTTTATTTGTATATTAGTAACTGTAATAGTACTAGGTATTATTCTTGTTACAGATAATGAAAAGAAAGTTATTGTTAAAGAACAATGTATAACTGATACTATTTATATTAAAGATAGTGTTGATATAAAACAATATGAACTTAATATAATAAATTATAATACTATTATAAAATCTTTGAAAGATAGTATTGTAATTCTTAATGAAGATTTAATTGTTACTAAATATAAACTTGGACGTATTGAAGAATATAATAAAATTGCTGGACGTGGCAATAATATTAAATATCTTAGAGGTTGGATTAATAGAGTATTAAATGATTAATTATAATTAGTTATGGCTAAATTTGAAGTTTCATTTGACAAAGTAGTATTTAAAGAAGGTGGATATGTAGATGATCCGGATGATAAAGGTGGAGAAACATATATGGGTATTTCTCGTAAAAATAATCCTCTTGCCAATTTTTGGAAAGATGTAGATAAACGTAAAAAAGATTTTGGTACTAATGGTATGACCGGATATCTTAAAAGTTGTGGTCATATTACTATTGAAGTAAGAAATATATATAGATATAGTTATTGGAATCCTTTACTTCTTGATGATATTCCTAGTCAAAGATTAGCAGACCAATTATTTGATGATGCTGTTAATAGAGGAGTTGGAGCTGCAATTAAACTTGCTCGTAAGATTTGTGGTCTTAAAGAATCTACAATTTATGATAATGAACTTTTTGAGAAACTTAAAAGTTATGGGAAAAACAATTAGTATAGTATTTATAGTTGTAGTATTATGGATTTCTTTATGTACTACTTTATTAATAGTTATGATGAATAACGAAAAACCAAATAAATCAAATACTGTTATTCAAGATACTACTTATAATCATATTGTATTAGATTCTATTAAATATAAGATAATTGAAAAAGATACTATTATTTATAAACTTCATATTAAAATGAAAGAAGATGTTGAAGCAAGTTATAATCTTGACGATTCTAGTAGTGTTCAATTGTTCAAACAGTTGGTCAACGAATAAGCAAGACAATATCCCTACAGGGAATTTAATTAAAACAGACACTACTAAAGTAATAATTACTATTGATGAAGTTAGAAAAGCTAATGCTAAGTTTATTGAAAGATTATATCTTATTCAAATTAATTATGAAAAGGATTCTATTATATTATTAAAGAATAATCTTATAGATAGACAACAATTAGTTATTATTGATTTTCAAAATAGATTATCTAAAGCTAATAATATTAATAAAGATATAAAGAAAGATTTAGATAAACAAAAGAATAAAACTAAAATATATAAAGGTATTAGTATAGGAGCTATATTAGTTGCTATATTAAGTTTAATTGCTAAATAAGATATTATGAATAATCAAAGTTATCCATTTCTTGATTATATTAATGAAGATAAGAGTCGTTATAAACATGCCAAAGATTGTGGATATGTTGATGATGATGATTTATTTCTTATAGGAGATAGTGGAGGTTTTCTTCTAAATATAAATCCTAATACAAAGTTCATTAATACTGAACTTTTTTGTGAAATGGCTAATTATTATAAAAAGAATAAAGGTCATTATACTAATTATAAAGTTGATTCTATTCCTCATAGACAATTTAGAAAGAGAGAAGAATATAGAAGAAAGCATGGTTATTCTGCTCCTTGTTTATTAATGCCTGACGGTAGTATTAGAAATATTAGAATAACAGGTTCTCATTATAATTTTCTTAATTATACTAGAATTGAACAGCTAGATGAAAGTACAATTAAAAGAGGTAATGTTAATACAGCTCAAAAACATTATGATTTTCCTAAGTTCTTTGATGCGCAATTTTGGATATTTCATATTTTTGAATTTGTTGAAAATAATGGTTTTCATCTTCTTATTGATAAAACTCGTCGTGGTGGATTTTCTTATATTATGGCTTCTGATTCTGCCAATACTGTTAATGCTGAATCTCGTAAAGTTGTTATTCATGTAGCTGATGATAAAAAATATCTTGTTATGACAGGAGGTCTAACAGATTTTGCTGTTAACGATATTAAGTTTTATGAAGAGAATACTCCTTTTGTTAGAGGTATTGTTAGTACAGTTAAGACTGACTTTAGATTAGGTTTTAAACTTGCTAATGGTATGGAAGCTGATCAAAGTTGGAGAAGTTCTCTTATTTCTGTATCAGCTAATAATAATCCTAACTGTGCTATTGGTAAAGATGCTAAGAAAGTTAAAGTAGAAGAGGTTTCTACTATGACTAACTTTGATGAATTTATGGAAGTTACTGAACCTGCTATGAGAACTGGAGCATATACTACTGGAACTCTTATGGCTTGGGGTACTGCAACTTCTGGTAATATGCAAGTATTTGAACAAAACTTTTATAATCCTAAAGCATATAATTTTATGCATTTTGAAAATGTATGGGATAGAGATTGTAGAGGTGAAGTTTGCGGTTTCTTTAAACCTTATTGTTGGGGACTACAAGGAGAGATAAATGGTATTAAAGGAGTTGATGAATATGGAAATAGTAATATTGCTGTAGGTCTTGAAATTGCTAAAAAAGAACGTATAGAGAGAAAAGAAAAAGCTAAAACCTATGCCGAATATATAAGATATTTAGGACAATATGCAAATTTTCCTTCTGAATCTTTTAGTAGTGCTAGTGAAAATATATTTAGTTCAGAAGAACTTAGTGTTTGGGAAGAAAAACTAAGAGTAGATACTAGTTTACATTTTTATGTAGACGGGATGTTAGAAGAACAAAATGGAATAGTTAAGTTTGTTTCTAATAAACGTCTTATTACTGAAGGTAAAAAAGCTTATGATTATATATTTGGAGTTCCTCGTAGAAGTCACGAAGATCCTCATGGATGTATAAGAAGATGGTTTGCCCCTGAATATGTAGAAGTTCCTACTCCTAATGGAGCCATTAGACGAGAAATACCAAAAGGTTTATATAGTATTACTTATGACCCCGTAGGTGTAGATAAAGATAAAAAAGAAATTACTAATAAACATTCTCATAATAGTATTAAAGTTTGGATGAATCCGCATCCTATAAATGGATTTAAACAAAAACTTGTAGCTAGTTATTATGGACGTCCCGATAAACTAGAAGAAGCTGATGAGATATGTTATTTACTTGCTGTATATTATAATTGTGAAGGCACTACTAATGTTGAAACAAACCGAGGTGAAACTGTTAGTAATTTTAAAAGTAAGAAAGCGTTAAAATATTTAGCTTTTGAACCTTTGTTTGTTTGGGATGCTAATATTAAAGATGGTTATTCTAAAACTTATGGATTTAATATAAGTGGAGAAAGCAATAAACTTAATGCTGTTCGTTTGCTAAAAGAATTTCTTTATGAAGAAATAGGACAAGATGAAAACGGAAATCCTATTAGGAACTTTCATCAAATATATGATTATCAAAGTATTCTTGAATTAAAGAAATGGGCTGCTCTAGGTAATTTTGACCGTGTATCTGAAATGCTTCTTCGTGGTATAGAATGGAAGGCTCTAAAAATTAAAGCTCTTAAAGAACTTGCTAATAGAAGACCATTAGATGAAAGTAATATAGATAGACATGATATTCTTAATCGTGATTGGTTTTAAAATAAATTTATAAATATGGCTAGAAGTGAATTTCAAAGTTTTCCGTTTCCTTCACAAAGAGTTTCAAATGCCGTTAAAGAAAAAGCTGAATGGTATGCTAATTGTTGTGATTGGATTATAGCTCAAGGACAAGGAGCTAGAGATAATAATGATTTAGAACAAAAATATAATGTTCTTAGAGGAGAAATTCCAGATGAATATTATAAGAAAATTCTTAATCCTTATAATGCTACTCAAGAAAAATATAAACGTTTTCCTGCTACTATGCGTAATTATGATTTAATGAAAGGTATTATTCGTAGATACGTTAGTGAATATATTAAGAATCCTCATGATTTTATGGTTGGTGCTAATAATCCTGAAGTTGTATTATCTCGTAACGCTAAGTTAAGACAAGAACTTAGAATGCTTGTTGAACAAAAAATAGCTGCACAAATACAACAAAGTTATCAACAATTTATTAATCAAGGAGGAGATCCTCAACAATTTAATCCTCAAGAAGCTATTGATTTTGAAACTTTTATTCAAGACTTTAATGAGAATTATGTAGATGAAGTTTCTGCACAAGGTCAAGAATTACTAGATGTTATTAAAGATATTACTAACGATGCGTTCTTTTATGCTAGAATGTATTTTGATTTTGTAACTTTTGGAGAATGTTATACTTATAGTGATGTTGTAGGTGATACAATTATTAAAAGAAACATTGCACCTAGAGATGCTTTTCCTGTTCCAAACGATAATATGTTTGTTGAAGATTTTGATATGTTTGCTGAAAGACGTAAACTAACTTATCAACAAATTATGGATGAGTTTGGAGATTATTTTAATGAAAAAGATAAAGAGTTCCTTGAAACATATTACGCAAAACATTCTGTATCTACTCCTACAGAATTAATGTTTAGTGTATATGAAAATTATTTTCCTGATGTATGTGAAAAGTATTCTCAAGAAGATAGAACATTCTTTAGAAAAGATCCAGTTATGGCTCGTGATGTCAATGCAGATTTATATGATGTATGGCATGTAGTTTGGAGAGGGGAAGTAGCAAGACTTGTAGTTACATATATAAACGAAGCTGGTATTATAGCTACGCGTATTGAAGAAGACGGATATGAGTTAAATAGTGAAATGGGAGATATTAGTATTGAAAGAATTTACGAACCGCAAGTTTATGAATGTACTAGAATAGGTACTCGTAATACAGCTATATACCCTTATAAAGCTAGAGCTATTAACTTTGAAAGAAAAGGTAAATTGCCTTATAATGGTGTTTGTGAATTACTTCCGGGATTTGGTAAATTTAGTATAGTTGATATTGTTATACCTTATCAAGTATTTTATAATATAGTTGCTTATCATAGAGAAATGGTATTAGCAAAGAATAAACTTTCTATTCTTATGATTGCTAAATCATTGTTAGGTAAAGTTCCAGAAGATACTATTTATAAAATGCTTGCAGATGGAGTTCTTTATATAGATGATGAAGATGATGCTGGAATGTTAAGAGCTCAACAAGTTAGAATGATTAATGCTTCTTTAGGAGATTATATTACTCAACTTGGAAATCTACTTACTGAAATTGAACAATCTGCAAAGAATCAAGTTGATATGACTCCTCAACGATATGGTGAGATTGCTAATAGTGCAGGCAAAGGAGTTACAGACGAAGCTATTCAAAGAGGTTCAATGGGTTCTGTTATTATAGAATTTATTGCTGATGCTGTTCGAGAAAGAGATTATGCTCGTGATTTAGATTATACTAAGTTAGCTTGGATTGATGGATTAGATACTTCATATAGAAACAGTGAAGGTAAATTAGGTTATATTAGTTTAAATGTTGATAATCATCTTTATGCTGATTATATTATTAAAGCTAAAAATTCTATTAAAGAGAAAGAAAAACTTGAACAAATAAAACAAGTTGCATTTAATGCTTCACAGAATGGCGATAATGATATGGCTATTGCTGCAATTAAAGGTGATAATGTTGAACAAATTAATCTTCTTATTAAGAAATTCCAAAAGAGAAAAGATGACCACGAACTAGAGTTGCAACAACAACAGCAACAAATGGAACAAATGAAGCAGGAGTTCGAGATACAGAAGATACAAGTTAAAGGTGAAGAAGATAGAAAGACTAAAGAACTTGAAGCATATCTTGATCAAGAAATCGAACTTATTAAAGCTGATGCTAATATGATTTCTTTTGATAATGGAGTAAGCGAACAAATGAAACAAGCTGGTGCCGAAAGATTAGAACAAGCTAGAAACAATGTTGAACGTGAGAAAATTCAAATGGAACGTGAAAAATCTGTAATTGATGCTTTCAATAAATCTCAAGATAGAGAAGTTAAACGTGAAGATATGAAGACTAAATTAGCTATTGCTAAAGAGAATAAAAATAGATATGATGTAAAGTCTAAAGCTAAGACTAAAAAATAAGCTGTTTTCATTGTTTATTTAAGTACCCTATTCGGATTAATATTCGAGTAGGGTTTATTATTTGATTTAAAATAGCTATTATTAGCTTATACAAATATCGAAACTGCATCCCTAGAGGGAATTTAGAGAGTTCAAATATGATGTCTTAAAACTCTTTATTTGAAGTTTTCTAAATGACAGCATATATAATATTATTGATTTTATTAGTAATGATGATAGTTATTATGGTTTTGCTATTGTTTATATTGGAGATTATGATTATAATTGTATCAAATATGTATAACTAAATATTTAAAACACTATGGATGTAGGTTATGAATCGGGCGGTGATAATGGAGCAACTGTTGTTCCTCCTGCCAATAGTAACGATACTAATGTTACTACTGACATTAATGATGGAAGTCAAGGTGCCGGAAATGGTGATAATATTGATGATCTAGGTGATAAAATTAATCAACAGAATCAAGACAATCAAGAAGGTGCTAAAGATGGAAAAGGTGACGGTAATGAAGGTACTTCTACTTTAGAAGTAGGAAGTTCTATTGAATTTGATGGAACTACTTATACTGTTGCTGAGAATGGAGATATTGTTGATGAAAAAGGTGAAGTATTTAAAGAAGCTGCAAATGTAGCTGAATGGTTGAAAGAAGTTGAACGAGTAGACGATAATGCTGATACTACTATTACTATTGATTCTGTTATAGATGCTATTGGTATTGAAGTTACCGATGAAGCTGGAAAGCCTGTTGAATTTGAAAATACTATTGAAGGCATTCGTGGTTATATTAATTCTGTACTTGAAGTTGAGAGAGAAGAAAATATGGCTACTGCAATTGAAAGTCTTTATGAAAGATATCCTATTGTAGAAGATGTATTAAACTATTATATTGCTAATGGTAATTCATTAGAAGGTTTTGGTGAAGTAAAAGATCGTTCTAATATTGTCATTGATGATGCTAATGAAGCACAACAAATTTCTATTGTTAAAACTGCATGGGAAGAACAAGGTAGAAAAGGTAATTTAGAGGCTTATATTCAATATCTTAAATCGTCTAACACTCTAGCTGCTGTAGCTAAAGAAGAACTTGCAGGTCTTCAAGAATCTGATAAACAACGTCGAGAAGAATTAGCAGCAGAAGCTGAAAAAGCTGAACAAGAACGTTTAGAATCTAATAGAAAATATTGGGAAGGTGTTAAACAAGTTATTGATAAAAGAGAAATAGCTGGATATTCTATTCCGGATACTATTATAGTTAATAGGGAAGGAAAGAAACTTTCTGTTACTCCTGAAGATTTTTTCAATTATGTTCATAGAGTAGATCAACACGGTAGAACCGCTTATTCTTATGATCTTGAAAAAGAAACTCCCGAAAGTAGAAGAGATGATGAACTTTTACGTGCTTATCTAAAATTTGTTGGAGGTAATTATTCTAATCTAGTAGATATGGCTGTTAATAAGGATAAAGTTAAAGCATTACGTCTTAAAGCTAAAACTAAATCTACTTCACAAGTTAGAATTACTAAACCCACAACTACTACTAAAGATAAACTAGATTTAGGTTTTTAAATAATAATTTTAAAAGATTGAATTATGTATAAAATGCGTGTTCTTTCACAGGGAAAATATGAGGATAGAGGCTATTCTAACGAAGAGTCTATTGCTTATCTTCAATTACAAAAACCTGTCGAGATTAATGCTTTCCTTACCTATAATTATGGTATGGATGATGATCGTTTTCCTTTGTCATTTATGACAGAAGGTCAAGGTAAAGGTGGTACTGTAGATATTGATACTGTTCAATGGACATGGGATACTATGGGACGTATGAAGTTTACCGATATGGTAACTTATTTCAATGTAGCTAATACTAAACCTGGTCTTGGTGGCGCTGAATTTGAAGTTCATTTTGCTACTCATTGGTTTATTGAACAATATGGTTTGATTGCTCCTGATGGTAAAACTCAGGTTCGTATTCAAAAAGATCTTGGAGAAAGCCCTTATGGATATGGTTATCTTTTGAAGATTACTAATCCTAATCCGGAGTTCTTTGTTGATCCTTCATTACTTGCCAAAGGTATGTATTGGAGTATGTCTGCACCTACTGTTTCTGAATCATATTCAAAAGGTAATAGAAGTAATTCTATGGGACCTGCTAAGATGACTTCTCAGCTTGAGTTCCAACGTTATTCTAAAGAGATTGCTGGTAATCTTGCTAACGTTATTACCGAATATGAATTTAAGAATAATGCCGGTGCATCTTCTAAATTATGGATTAATGAAGAGATGCGTCAATTCCATTTGAATATGCGTGTTATGAATGAAGAAAGATTGTGGGTTGCTGAATATAACCGTAATGCTAATGGTGAAGTTGCATTGAAAGATCGTGATAACAATAAACCGATTCCTCATACGGCAGGTATGTTGGAGATTTGTCGTGAGTCTAATTACGATACTTATGGCGAATATCTTACTCTGACTAAGATTAAGAGAACTGTAGGTGACGTTCTTGATAGAGATACCGATAGCGGAACTATGAACATTGTTCTTATGGGAGGTAAAGGTTTCTTGGAAGACTTTGATGAAGCTATGAAGATGGATGCAAAAGAGAATGGTTTCTTGACTCCTCTTGGAGAAAAAGAAATTCAAGGAAATGGCGATAATCTTGAATACGGTGCTTATTTCCGTAAATATAAAACAGTAGATGGTCATACTATTACCGCTAAGCATTGTTCTTATTTTGATAAAGGTACGATTGCTGAAGCTGCTAAACAAAATGGTATGTTGCACCCTCGTTCAGGGTATCCTATTACTTCTCATCAAGCTGCTTTCATTGATTTCTCAAGTTATGATGGACATCAAAATGTTCGTATGGTTCGTCAAAAAGGACAAATCTATAAAGCTAAAGTTCTTAAAGGTATGACTGACGTTCCTGCATCTTGGGGAGTTCCGGATAGTAATTTTATTGCTACCGAAATTGATATGAGTAGATATGAAATTAAGTCTTCTCTTGGTCTTCAAGTTGATAACGCAACGAAGATGTTCTTATTAAAATGTCAACTGTAATTTAAATTGTTATTAGTATGGGAGAAAATATTTCTGCAAGTAGTGGTAAATTTGGATTTAATAAACCAGATACTACAAAAGAAGAACAGAAAGATAAAGCTGAATCCCCTGTAGAGGGAACTGTTCTTAATCATGAAAATAAAACGGCAAAAGAAAAAGTAGAAGAAGATTTTGAAAGAGAATATACTGATACTCGTTCAGTAACTATTTCTTTAATAAAGAATACTTCTCTATTTCGTAAGGCTAATGATAAGGTAATGCCTAAAAGAAGAGATTATATAGGTTCGTCTGTAAATACGTCCCGTATTCTAACTTCTAATAAAGAAGAGATTGAAGCTTATTTTCCTAATATTATCGGTCTTGCTCCTAATCATCCCGATTTCATTTGGAGAATTAAAACATATTTGAATAATATTCAAATACTTGTTGATGAGATGGGAAGAACTTTTGATATTACATTTGTGTATTATAAAAAGAGAGATTGGGTTAGATTTAAAAGAGAAGAAGAAGAAATTGAACAAGAATATCGTAAAGTTGACAGAGGAGATATTGCTAAGCTTAAAGCTGCTCTTAAACTTAAAATTTCTAAGCTGAATGCTTTAGAGTCTTTAAAACATAAATATGGTTATCCTGTTAATGTAGAAGAGTATCTAATGTATCGTCATTGTCTTTTGTATAACGATGTTGCTAAAGATATTGCTTTTATTAATAGTGATTCTTCTATTCGTTTTTACTTTAAAGATGATCAGAAAGAAAAAGAGAAACTTCATAAACATCGTAATGAAGTTAATAAAGCTAAAGCAAATTATGTTTCTTGTCTTGCTGATGATGACTTGTTTGATGCAATTTATATTCAGTATTGTACACTTAATGGACTTCCTGTTATTTCATCTTTGCAAGAAGATAGACTTGACAGAGAAATTAAACTTGATAGGTTTAGTACAGAAGAACCGACTAAATTTAATAAGATATTCTATAATAAAGATGTTAAGTTAATAGCTACTATTGAAACACTTGTTGCTCGTGGTGAATTGATTAAATCTCAATATAACCAAAATATTATTACTCCTGAAGGAGAATTTATTGGAGCAAATATAGGTGAAGCCGTAGCTTGGTTTAAGAATCCGGAAAATGCTTCTGCTGCTAATGCTTTTTATAACAGATTAAAGAATATTTGATATGAACATTCAAGAGATGCACGTCTTGTTTAGGACTTTAGGACAACAAATGGGGATGCAAAAGATTCGGGCTATTTTGCCCGAAAGTATCGACAATTATCTTAACGATAGTATTGTAGAAAAAGTTCGTAATACAGTTTTGGCTAATGTTAATACTGTATATCAAGATAAGGTTGCAATGAGAGATAATTTTATCAGTCCAATTAATGCTCTTCGTACTTTATATAAGGAAGCCTATTTGCCAGTCCCTAATTCAATAAATCCTTATAGAGTTTCTATAGGAGATATAGATAGTATGTTTTATACTTCTTTTAGTGTAGATTATACTACGAAAAGGCATATTAAATGTCGCTTTGTAGAAGGAGACAAATTGGAAGATACTATTAATGATTATTGTAATCGTGCATCTTGGGATGCTCCTATTGTTTCTCTGTTTGCTGATGAAAATGGCAAAGAAGTTATTCACATCTTTAACGGTGATAGTTCAAAAGAAATCGACAAATTAATTGTCAGATATATTGAGAATCCTAAAACTGTTGTATGGAGTAATGATTTAAGTTTAGCTGTTGATTGTAATTTGCCTAACTATCTCCATAATGAAATAGTTAAAATGGCTGTTAATAAATATTTTCAATCTGTTGGTTCTACTACTCAATCTGTTGATTAAAGTATAAATAAATAATCAAAAATTAATATGCGACAATTTATTTTAGGAGCTAATGTAGCTTATCCTGCTAGTTCCGTTACCGATTTAAATGCTGTTGCTCAAGGTGCTATTGGATTTTTCTATAATGATAATGGTCAACCTAAAGTTACAGCTACAGGAAAAGAAATCACTGATAAAGCAATGCTAGTACTTGGACGTGCTCTTGCTAATGGTGGTCCTGTTGTACTTCCTATTAATAAGTATCATTTTACTTATGAAAAAGGAGTTTATCAAGCAGCTACTACTTTTGCTGCAAGTATTATTATTACTGCTCCTACTAAAGTAGGTGATTATACAATTATAGTTGCAAAGAAAGGTTTGAAATTTAATGAACGTAATAAGTGGACTGCAAATGTTCATGTTACGGACACTACGATGACCGCTGCTGCTTTAGCTCAAGCTTTGGCTGATAGAATTAACGCTAATGGTTTGAATGCTGGTGTTAAAGCTACTGTATCTACTGCAACTTTGACTGTAACCGCTTTAGAAACTGGAAAAGATTATGAGTTAATTCCTGCTGATTTGTTGACAGGTAAAGATGTTACTTATACAACTCGCGGTATTCCGGCTTATGGTGATGCAGCTTATGTTCGTGATTTGGCTGAAAAAGCTGCTGCTGATGCAGGGTTTGAATATACTTATCAAGAAGCAAACGCATTGATGTATCCGAATTATCCTCTTAATCCTCTTAAAGGAACTCAATCTGCTGATACCGGATTTACAATTTTCACTCTTCGTTTTGCTGAACCTCGTGAAGTTAAAACGCGTGATGAAGTTGTTCACCAAATTATTCAAGTTGCATTCCCTACAGAAGCAGCTGCTATTACTACATTTGAAACAGTTTGTAAAGCTATTGAAGCTGCCGCTGTAGTTGAAGCCCCCGGAGCATAATATCAATAAAATATTTTATTTATTAATACTAGAAAGGCTGTTGATATTAATACTAATTAATATTAATAGCCTTTTTTACTTATAAATTAAAATATGGAAATACTTGTAGAATCTCTTAAAGGTGGTATTGCTCCTGCAATAGTTATTGCGATTTATCTTATAATTGTTAAGATAATAGATTCTAAAAAAGAAAGTAAACAAATTAAACTTAATGCAGAAGTAGTTGATTGTTTTGCTAAACTAAACAAATTCCTTAATTATATTACTGAAGATATTATTGATAAAGAAGGCGACAAATGTACTAATGCTATAAAATCTTCTTTTAAGGCTTGTGCAAATTCTATTATAAAATTTAGTATCAATACTATTATAAATAATAATATAGATATAAATAAAGAAACTATTATAGATAATATTACTAATTTAATCAATACTGAATATTATTCTTTTTATAATGAATTATCATTATATAATAGTACTAATAATAGATTAACTGATTATATTAAAATTGAATGGAAAGATATAATTAAAAAAGATGTTATTAATATTATTTATAATGAGAATTTAACTAAAGATCAAAAGATATATAATTTAAATAATAAAATTAATATTCGTTTTGATGATTATTGTATTTATGTAATCAATAAATATTCTAAAAATGCATGAATCTTATATACATGAAATAGAAGATAATTTTAATGATTATCTAACTAAACTAAGTTTAGCTAATATTAAAAGAACAGAAGCTGGTTTTATTTCTACTGATGAAAATTCTGTTAAAACAATGTTATCAGCTATTACTATTCATGCTCTTCCAAATCTTCCTATATTTAATGATGAACAACTTTCTAATATAATGTTTATAATTAATAATTTAACCAATGGGTAATTATAAAAATGTTGTAGTTAAATATGATAAAGATGAAGAATTAATTGAAGTTCATCCTAAATATGTATATTTGGTTATTCCTTCTGAATATGTTTGTATATATCACAAACTATTAGTTTATTTAGCTGACTTTGGCAAAGTGTTACTGAATGATTGTTCAGCTAGTTGTAAAGGAGATACCAAAACTGTTATTGATTGTTGGAATATTTTTCAATCTGCTATTGCTTGTAAGGCTTTAGGGCAAGATAAACAAGCTGATTTATTTATTACTTATATTGAATCTCAACTTAATAATATTTATAAAGGAACAAATAAAGACGTTTATGATGAAACTATTGTTTTACCTATAGATGAAAAAGGAGAACTTAATGCTATTATAAGTTGCGGTGATGTTCCAATATTTAAAGTTGATGTTGAAACTGGACAACTTCTTCAAATGAATGAAGAAAATGCTAATATTAAAGATGTGTATTCTTTAGATGAGGAAGATGTGGAAAGTGAATAATATTATATTATATGGAAATAAATAAGAAACCATTAGGTAAAGTTAGTCTTACCTGTGCCGGTGTTTGGGATGCCGGAAGAGAATATGAAAGAATTACTATCGTAAATGATGGTAATTTTGCTTCGTATATATCCAAGAAGCATGTTCCTAAAGGAATTATTCTTAGTAATGAAGAATATTGGCAACCTATTGCTAATCTTCGTGAAGATATTAAAATTGATTATGAAGAATTTAAGAAAGAATATCTTCAAATTATTTCCGATATTCAATTAAAACTTCGTGAAGCTAGAATAGTTGTAAATACTGAACAAGAAAGAGAAGAACTTACTTTTAATGAAGTTGCTCCGGGTTGTGAAGTTTATGTAAAAGAAACTAAACTTACTTATATACTTGATACTATTATTCCTATTGTTAGTGTAAAGACTTGGCATCTTCAAATAAGTAGTAAAGTTGATAGTAAAGAAAAGTTTGAATTAGAAGGAGTTTGCGAAGAACTTACTGCTGGACGTGCAATAGCTGATAGAGAAGGAAGAGTTATTGATGAAGAATATCTTACTAGATATACTATTAAAAACTATGTTGATAGTGTAGTTATTGAGAATCTAAAGAAGATGCAGGTTGATATCCCTACAGGGAGTTTAACACAAGATATGCTTAGTCAATCTTTATTAGATTTAATCAGTAGTGGTGGACAAGTTATTAATAATGCTGATGAAGAAGATTTAACTTCTAAAGTTCTTTCTAATGGTAGTCAAGTACTTAAATTTAAAGATAAACAATATCGTGAAGGTACTTCAAATGGTATGGGTAAAGTTTATCTTCGTAAAAATATGGCAGGTCAAATTAATCTTCTTGAACAAAGTATGATTAATAAACCTAATACTATTTATATTATACAATATGATTATTGTTTAAATGATGCTGAAATTGTAATTCCTGAAAATTGTGTTTTACAATTTGAAGGAGGTACTTTAAATAATGGTACTATAAATTTAAACAATACTAAATTAAATAATATAATAGGAGATATTACTGATTATATAACAACAACTATTACTGGTATTTATGCTAAAGGTCAAATGTTATATGATTCTACTATGAAAAAGATGAAACTTTGGAATGGAGATGATTGGACTAATTTAGATGGAACTCCTATTACTCAATAATATAAATTATGGCAGATATTTATAATAATAAAAAATCTATTCATCAATTAAATAAATTTGATGAAGAAAGCAAAGATAGAAATGATATTTATCCTATTACTATCTTTGATGCAGTATTTGATAAAACTACTGGGCAATCTTTAACAAGTTACTTATGTAATTTTAATAGTATTTTTATTACATTTAAAGGCACTGTTGCTGATACTAGAAAATCTATTCCTATTAATATGAGAAGAAAAGGTATCATAGTTAACTATAGAGATATAAACGATACTATTATTACAGAAAAGTATTTAGTTGACGATAAAGGGGATGAACGTATTGTATTAGATAATAATTGGGGTCGTATTGATGAGTTATCTTTATCTGGCGATATTACTATTAGTTCTGATGGATATTGGATTATTAATGGAGAAAAGACAACTCATATGGCTGTTGGTCCTAAAGGTAATCCAGGAGATACTCCTTATTTTAGAAATAATAATAATAAATTAGAATATAGTTTTGATAAAATTAATTGGGCTATATGCTCTGATTATATTGCTGCTTGGTTTAGATTCCAAGATGATAAAATTCAAATTACTAGAGATAATTATATTTGGGAAGACTTAAGTAAAAGATTTGCAGATGGTGTGTATATTAAAGGTTATGTTACTGATGTAAGTAAGTTACCTTCTGATGCTGCTCAAGGAGATATATATGGAGTTGGTCCTACTTATGCTGCAGATGATACTGAACATAAGAAACCTATATATAGAGTTTATATTATGAACGATAATGGTTGGGTTGATCATGGAGATTTTACTAGTATAGCTGCCGGAGTTGTTCAAGAAATGGGATCGAGTACTACTGAAATTATGAGTCAAAATGCTACTACTAAAGCTATTAATGCTATTACTGATAGAGAAATAGTATTATCAGAAGCTGAATTTGATGCTCTTCCTAATGTTGATCCTACTAAAATTTATTATATTTACGAAGATGAGGCTTAAATTATGTTGGTTATTCAAGGTAAAACTATATCCGCTATAGTTAAGAATAAAAGACAAATAGCTGTAATTTATAAAGATGGTAGAAAAGTATGGGAAGCGATTAGAAGTTGTTTTGGGAAAGGTTATTGGATTGATAGAAAACCTTGGTTAGACAGTGATGCTTGGAAAGATTAATTTAAAGTTATGGCTAAATATTGGGAAGAACCTATAAATAAACACACCAATTGGGATGGTGATGAAAGTACTCAAAATTTACCAGTTAAAGGAGAATTTGTTCAAAAGTTCATTAGAGATACTCTTGAATCTAAAGCTGGTTTTTGGTACTATGATCCTGATAATAACAGATACGTTGTTTTTGCTGATGAAGAAAATAAAGATTTATATCTTGCCGATCCTACTAAATTAGAACTTATTATAGCTACGTTTGATGCTCCGTTTAATTATTCTGCACAAATAAATTTAGAAAGTCCTAATTATGTAGCTGCTTTAGCAAGTACTAAAAATATTTATGTAGATTATACATTTGATACGTTTAATAAAAATGGAGCAAGTGTAGGAGAATCTGTTATTGCTAAGTATGTATTTATCAAAGGAGGGGTTAAACAAACTGTTACTGAGAAATATAGAGCTGGTCAACAAATACATTTTAAAGTTGATGATTATATTTCAGCTGGAACTAATACTTTACAAATTACAATTACAGGAGAAAATACTTTAGCTGCTACTACAGTAGGTATAACTTTTGTTATTATTGATTTAAAATTAAGTGATACTTATGATATTACTCAAGTATATAATCCTGTTGTAGATCCTAATCTAAAAGCTGGTATACCATATTCTGTTGAAGGATATGGTACAAAAGTTATGGAATGGTATGTTGATGGAGTACAAATTCCTTATAATAGAGATGAAGACGAAATAGTTGAAATTAGTGCAGGTAGAGTTAAATATATTTCTTTAGCTAATTTATCTCAAGGAAAACATTCTCTTCAATTTAGAGTTTATACTATGATTGATGGAGAAAAGTTTTATTCTAATATTCTTTATAGAGATTTGCTTATTGATGTTAAAACTAATACTAATCCAATTATAGGTGTTGCCACTGAAATCCCTGTAGGAAGAGATATCGTTATCGGAGATCAACTTACACTTTATGGTATTACTCAATATGTTCCTTATACATTAAGATTTGCTGTATATAATCCTACAGGTGCTGCTGTTACTCCTACTGAAATATATTTAGATAATGTATTACAAGCTAATATAGATAGTAAGAATGGAGAAGAAGAAACTTATGCTTTAAGAAGTAGTAGTTATGGTGATAGACTATTAAAACTTGTAGCTGGAAATACTGAATATAATATTACTTTAAAAGTAGACCAAACAGATATTACTATTGATGAAATTACTGACGGATTAGTTTTATCTTTACAAGCATTGGGTAGAAGCAATAGTGATGCTAATAGAGATAAATGGACTTATGGAAGTTATGAAACTACTTTTACTGGATTTAATTGGAATAGTCTTTCCGGTTGGTATAATAATAGATTACAAATAAATAAGGGCGCCTATATAGATGTTAATATCGCTCCATTAGCAACAGATATTACAGCTAATGGTTATACTATGGAATTTGAATTAATGACGAAAAACGTTATTGATGAAAATGCTATTATTTGTGATTGTAGAAATGCTCTTGGTGTTGGTTTATTAATTACAGCTTCTAAAGCTGAACTTATATCTTCTGGTAATAAGAAAGTTACTACTAGATTTAAATATGGAGAAACTATTCGTATAGGATTTGTTATAGAACGTAAGACAGGTACTATTAATCAAAAAATGGCTTTTGTATATGTAAACGGAGTTATTTGCGGAAGTACAAATTATACTGCTGTAGAAAACTTTATTAGTTCTACTACATTAAGAATTGGTAATACTCAAGATTGTGATATTGAATTAAAAGATATTCGTTTCTATAGTAATGCTCTTAATATGGAGCAAATGTTAAATAACTATATGTTATATAGAGATACTGTAGATGAAATGTTTGCTATATACGATAAGAATAATATTTATGAAGAAGGTACTAGTGAATTTTCTATAGACGCATTAAGTGGACAATTACCTGTAATGTTAATTACTGGAAATATTCCTGAACTTGAAGGTACTACTGATAAAAATAAAACTATTTATGTAGACCTTGAATATATTAATTTGCAAGATCCTAGTAAATCATTTACTACTAAAGGTACTCGTATGCGTCCTCAAGGAACTTCTTCTATGGGTTATCCTAAAAAGAATTTCCGTATTTATACTAATTATGGGGATATGTTTGATTCTGCTGGTAAGAAGATTGAAGGAGGTAAATATTCTTTTAAAAGTTTTTCTCAGCCTGTAGATTGTTGGTGTTTTAAAGCTGATTATGCTGAATCTTCTTCTACTCATAACACAGGAGTTGCAAGGCTTTGGAATGATGTTATGAAGAATCTTCAACTTAATGGTCAATATGTATGTAGAACTGAAGCTCAGAATAAAGCTATTGAAAACGGATATAATTTTGATGTTCGTACTACTATTGATGGATTTCCTTGTGTAATGTTTTATAGACTTACTGAAAATGATAGCCCAATATTTATGGGTAAATATAATTTTAATAACGATAAGAGTACTGAATCTGTATTTGGTTTTGAAGGTATTCCCGGTTTCGATAATAGCAAAATGCAATGTTGGGAAGTTCTTAATAATGGTAACCATTTAGCTTTATTTGAAGATACTAAAAATTGGAATGAAGAATGGGAAGAAGCATATGAAGGGCGTTATCCTGATGGAAATACTGATACTGTTGATCTTAAAGATGTTTCTGAATGGATAGTTTCTACTAGAAGAAAAGCTCCTTATAGTGGAAATATTACTATTAATTCTGAAATTAAAACTGATAACGATAATCAATATGGTTCTACTACAAAATATACAGCTAACGGAGAATATGCTGATAGTGCAGAAGCAAGACTTAATAAATTTATTAAAGAGAAATGGGATTATCTCGATGTATATAAAGTAGCTGCTTATTATATTTATTTAATGAGATTTGCTGCTGTTGACCAAGTTGTTAAAAATGCAATGTTTACTACAGAAGGTACTCATGGAACAGGTACTCATTGTAAATGGTTCTTTATTAATTACGATAATGATACTGTTAATGGTCTTAGAAATGACGGTTTACTAATTTATAATTGGGATATTGATAGACAAACTATTGATAATTCTTTTACTGAATTAGTTTATGCTTATGCTGGTCATGAATCTACTTTATGGAATAATCTTGAAGCTGATCCTGAATTTATGAGAATTGTTAAAGATATTGATAATGCACTTTATATGGCTGGTTTAAGTTATAATGAAGTTATCAATATGTTTGATAAAGAACAAAGTAATAAATGGTGTGAACGAGTTTATAATAAAGATGCTCAATATAAATATATTGGACCTTTTGCTAATGAAGGTATTAATAATCTATTTATGCTTCAAGGTACTCGTCAAGCTCATCGTAAATGGTGGCTTACTAGACGATTTGAATTATTCGATTCTATGTATGTTAGTGGAGAATATAAGAGTCGTTCTATAGAATTTAAAGTTGCTAATACTCCTATTGGATTATCATTTAAAGTTACTGCTGGTGCTAATTTATATTATGGATATGGAGTAAATAATGTTCCTATTGAAACTAATATAAAATTAGATATAGATGAAT